TTAGCAAAACATCTTTGGATCATAACCATATTCAATGCACATATCCCAGAGCTGCTGATAGCCATCATCTCCAACCCATTTTTTTACTCTAGCAGGATCTGCTCCTATAACTTCAGCAACGCGCAATAAAAGCTCCTCCTTTGAATAAGACTTACCAGCTAACCAAAAAGGAAACTGCTCATCATTACTGTGAACTAATAGTTCGAAAATTGTAGTTGTCTTACCATCAATACTTTGAAGATTTACTTCACTGACACCACTTAAAAACCGGTATTCCGGATTCTCCCAACTGGGAATAACACCTCTATACGGTGCACCATCTGACAGAGCTTCTACCAACTGAGATACGACTCTAGAAACTTCCGCTGTATCTGTAATCCCTACTATTCCGCTTAGTCCGATGTGCTTATTCTCGATATCTTTCTTAGTAACATTTAGCCATATTGGGAGTATTTTTTTATTACCTTCAATATTTTGTCTAATAAGAATATCCATTTCATAAGATGTCCAGTTTTTTGAAAGATAAGATGGACTCAAAATCAAAATCCCTGTCCTCGATTCATTCAATCCTTTTTCGATAGAATCGAGCAATCGGTCCCCTACCTTAAGAGACAGAGGAGCAAACCAAACACTTAATCCATTTCTCTTCAATCCAAATGCTAAATCCGATACAAAATCATTATCTTCTATTGCATATGATATAAATGAATCGTGCATTTTATTTTCCTTTTTCCCACTCAAATTTGCTAATGATTGTTTAAAAACTGCGGTACTCGATATGACCGCCCCCCAATAATTAGTGCATAAAGACGTAGTAATGTCCATTTTAGCACTGAGCTACCTGATAATTTTTTTAGGATGAAAAATTTTTTCTGGAAAACTTTTCACACTGTTTATTCTGTATTTTTGTTTTTTATTTCATTTGGTTAGCAGATAAACACTCATTAAACATTGAACACTTTACTGTTCACTCTGCCCGGTGTGCAGGTAAAAAAAGACCGGCAATGCCGGTCCGGGTAGGTTATGTAGCGGTGGGTTCATCGCACTTCGGCAGCCAGTCGGCGTTGCTTTCCTCCCTGAGAGCGAGATTGGTCTGCATACCCTGATTTGTGCGGCGCTTCTCATAATTCAGTCCGTACTCTTTCAGCATGGCTGAGAGCCCCTTGCCGAACATGGTCAGGCTGAGTGCATTCCTGTAGCCGTGGGCCTCCATGTAGACCAGATAGGCGTGATACAGATACAGGCGCGGCTGGCGCGGGATAATATTGGCGTTCCCCATATACATCCCGTCCGGCTCCGGCAACATTTCCAGATAGCCGCAAAAATCAAACGTCGGGTCAGCATCGCGCTTGATGCTGAGCGCCTCGTCGGAGTTCTGCTGCGACTGGAGCAGCGCGCGGGCGCTCATCGGGTCGCTGAACTGCTGCATCAACTGGCGCACGATGACGGCCAGCTCGCGGGCGATTTTATCCCTGAGCTGCGGGTCGCGTTCTTCCGGCGCTATCTGCTCCGGGAAGTGGATAATCACCCGGCGGCGTGACACGCCGCCGCTTCGGTCGGTAAAGCGCATCGGGTTATTGTTCACGGCCAGAATGACCGCCGGAATATGCGTCGAGTAGGGATTCTGGTATTTCGGGTCAACTGAGACCGCATCGCCGCCGGTAATGGCCTTGAGTCCGGCACCGTCCCCGCTCCATTTCTCCTGGTCTGGCAGACGAATGAGCGAGAAGCCAATCAGGGAGGCACGCTTACGGGGGTCTTCCAGCGTGTCGATATCCGCCGACGTGGCGTTATCCTCTCCGGCCAGCATCGTGGCGATTTCGGCGAGAATACTTTTCCCGCTGCCGCCGGGGCCGGTCACTTCGAGAAAGAGCTGCCAGTCGTAGCGGTTCGCCAGCACCATAAACAGCGCAGCCAGGATCACGTTACGTTTTGTCGGGTTGCCGCTGGCCGCCCGGTCAAGCCAGCGCCAGAAATTCGGCGCGTGCGTCTCCAGCGTTTCCCCTTCTACTGGCGGGGTGAAATCCACGTCGCACAGGGTGCGCAGCCAGTGCGATTTGCTGTGCGGGCTGAATATCCCGCTTTGGGTGTCGAGCACCCCGTTGCGAAAACCAATCAGACGGCGTGCCGGTGCATCCTGCTGCGGAATAATCAGTTTCAGGGTCTCCACCACCGACGCAATTCTCCCCGACGAGAACGGGGCGCGCAGGCGCTGGAACAGTCCGGCCACATCGCGGGCAAAATCAGACGGCGTTATCACCTTCCAGATGCCGTTTTCATACCGGGACAGGAGCTGGCCGTTGGCGTCCACGGCCAGCGCTTCGCCGTAATGCTCATGCACCCGCATCGCCTTATCGCTGGCGCTCATGGCGGTAAATTCCGCCTCGCTCATGGTGTCAAACGGGCTTTGTACCGCTGGCCGGATGGCGGCATAAATGGCGTTCCGCGTGGCGTCCTCACCTTTCAGCATCATCGCATCATTCCAGTCACCGAATACCGGCGGCAGGGCGACAACGCCCTCACAGGCTGCTGCGGCCGCAGCGGCTTTAGTCTGGCCGTCGCCGTTCAGGTCACGGTCAGCGGCGAGGATAATCTGACTGGCCGGGTGCTTGCTGCAGGCCAGGCTCGCCAGAGAAAGAAGGTTCACGGACGACAGCGCCACCATGACGGTTTCCCCGGTCAGGTGATGCACGGTAAGGGCCGTTGCATAACCCTCCGCTATCCACAGGCGTTTTCCGGCCTGTTTCTGTCCGTCGATGAGATGGCATGCCCCTTTGACCTGCCCGCCTTTCAGGGTGCGCTTAAGCCCCTCAGCGTTAATAAGCTGGAGGTTAACCAGCGCGCCGGTCCCGTCATACAGCGGCACCACCACATCACCGGCACGGTAGGCCACGCCGCCGGTTTTGTGCGACGTGGTCAGCGTCAGACACTCCCGGGCGGGAAAGCCCTTGCGGGTCAGGTAGGCATTGCCGGTGGCCGGACGGGTTTTCTCCAGCAGTCTGACGGCCAGCGCGGCCGCTGCTTTGCGGTCGGCCTCCGTTCCGGCCTCTGCGGCCGCTATCACCTCCGGGGCCACCGGTGGCAGGTGGCCGGTGACGGCGTTCACCTTCCTGGCAGCCTCGGATGCCGATATGCCGAACACCTTCTCAACCAGTTTCAGGCCGTCACCGGCGCCGCACTGGTTACAGAACCATGTGCCACGCCCCTCTTTATCGTCAAAGCGGAAACGGTCAGCGCCGCCACACACCGGGCAGGCCTGATGGCGGTTTTTTATCACCTTCATTCCCAGCGCCGGGAGAATGCGCGGCCAGTGGCCGCACGCCTGTTTTACGGTGTCCGTTACGTTCATTTTCATGGTTTTCTCCCTCAGTGCAGTACAGGCGATGTGATATGGCGGGCGCAGAGCTCATCCATCACGGCGAGCCCGAGGAAGGACAGCGACGGGGCGGCTTTCAGCGGCCCGGCCTGCATCAAATCTTCCAGCAGCGCACAGGCAATCAGGCGGCCTTTTTCCTCGCCGTGCTGGCGCAGATAGAAGCCCTCCAGCTCGGCAGCGATGGCGCTTTCCAGCGCGTCGAGGGTGAGGTGGGGATAGCGGTGCTGACGTTCGCACAGGGTCAGCCAGGCACAGGCCACGGCGCGGCGATACAGGGCAGCACGCAATACAGGCGGCAGAGGCGTTTTCATACGTTGCCCTCCCCGGTGAACCAGCGGTGGTTGCAGCGTTCGACCACGCCGTCGAGCTGGGCGGTCATCAGGTAAATCACGGAAGTGAGCTGTAACTGCTGAGTCGGGTCACGACGCAGGGAAGTACAGTCCTGCACCTGCATCAGGTCGCTGACGAGCTGGCCGACATTGCGCATATGCTCAAGGCATTCGAGGTCACGGGCAGTAATCGTGGAGTGTCTCATGCGCGCACCTCCGCCACCGGCAGACGCCCGGCAAACGAGAGGACGTAATCGCGAACGAGGGAAAGGCGTGCAGCGTGTTCATCTCCGGCGACGGCGCGGAGCATACAGATACGGGGCTGACGGTCTGCGCGACGAACGGCGGCAAACACAAAGACAAACTGCGGGTGTGACGGGGTGAGGGTCGTAGCCATAGGGGCAACCTCCATTGAGTAGCGGTTAACGCCACCACCGGAGTTCTCACGCTCGGGTGGTAGCCCAGACGGGGGTGAGAAACCGGCCTCAATGGGTACCGGCCAGCCCGAAGGCTGCCCCGCCTGAGCCACCATTACGCAGATACAGCAACGGCTTAAGAACCGATGCGTAAACAACAGGTGCACATAGGCATAGACACAAAAAAAAGACGCATGGCGCGTCCGATGTCGCCACTGAGTAACTCGGGTTCTCACGCCCGGCTGCCGATTTTGCGACAGCGGCAAAACTATACCTGGAAACGGCGAAGGGAAGCAAGCCAGAAAAAGGGGCTTTTTGCGGAACGGGCATCATCATGCGTCATAGCCCCGGTTGCGTTCGGCGATACGGTCAGCCATCCACCCGGTGATTTCTGACTGCGCCCACGCCACGTTTTTCCCGCCGAGGGAGATTTGCTTCGGGAAAGCCTCCCGGCTGATGAGGTCGTAAATCGTGGAGCGGGACAGCCCGCACAGATGCATCACTTCGGGCAGGCGGATAAAGCGCTCCTGAACGGTGTCAGAGACCGGCATCAGCGGCGCGGCAGGGGCAGAAGACGGGGAAGAAAAAGCGGTGTGCATCGGGCTACCTCATAAAGTCCATACAGTGCCGGTCGTGTCCGTCCGGCCTCGGGTAGCGCTCTATTTTGTAAATATTTTCCCTGAGGGCTACAAGTCATTTTGTAGTGGCCCACCACACAACAGAGCGATTTTTAGACAGTGGCAAACGTTGGCCATCTTTTGGTAAACGTTGGCAAACTGGTGGCCCATTTCTGATTGCTTTTATTTATATATTATTAGTTTTTAATCGTAAAAAAGACTAAATAAGCAGGACTTCGTCAAAACATAAAGGTGAACAGTAGTGAACAGTCGGTGAACACTTTTACCCTCAACTGCTCACCACTTAACTTACTGTATTAATTATATTTTTATTTAAAGTGAACAGTAGTGAACAGTTATATGTAAAAAAACAAACGGTGAGTATGCTTTTCCTGAGACCTTTCTCTGGCAAGCCGGGTTTTGACGTCCTGTTTGTGCCAGAACTGCCACAACCGCAACAGGTCGTGTTGTTGTGTGCGCCCCGGCAGAATCACCTCATGTTGAAACCACGAGGAAACCTGCCATGACCGACACCCCCTTTATCCCTGATTACCTGAAACCGGCGCTGGAGCGACTGGCCGCCGCCCGAGCGGCCCATCTTGAACAGGCCCGCCGGATGGAGGACACCCTGACGGCCATCACCCGTGCGGAGGAGCAGAAAGCGGAGCTGGAGCAGGACAACGGCAGCGACACCCGTACCTGGCGCGCCGCTTTCCGTGCCGGGGGTGCCATGCTGACCGATGAGCTGAAAAGCGGCCATATCGAACGCGTGGCCCGCCGGGAGCTGGCGCAGGAATGTGACAACCTGACCGAAGTGCTGGCCTTTGAACGCGACCTGCTGAAAGTCGCCTGCAACAGCACCGCGCGGGCATTCCGCCAGGCGCATCATGCCGTGCTGTCTGAATATGCCAAGGAAGAGCTCGACCGGGCGCTGAACGACACCCTCGGGCCACTGGTCCGGGCGATGGTGCTGAAAGCGGATGTGATGGCAAACCCGCTCGCCAACACCATCGGCCATCAGGGCTACACCGAGCCGGAGAAAGAGGTCATGCATCAGGTGGTGACCTTCCTGACCAGGAAAGTGAGCGACTTCTCCGTCACGCCAGCGGATGAACCGGTGCTCTCCCTGACCGGCTTCCCGGCCGTCGCGCTTCCGCATATGGACCACGACGCCGCCAGCACGCCCGGCCAGCTTAAAGTCTGGCAGGAGAAAATCCGTCAGCGCGAGGCTGACCTGAAAGCGCGGGGGCTGCTGCCATGATGCACTGTCCGTTCTGCAAAAAGTCGGCGCATGCACGCACCTCCCGCTATCTGTCGGAGAACGTCAAACAGCGCTATCACCAGTGCACCAATATTGAGTGCTCGGCGACGTTCCGCACCACTGAAGCCATTGACGAGGTTATCCGGCCTCCGGCGGAGAAAGCGCCGCCTGTTGCGGAGCCGGTCACGCCCCCGGTACCCCGTAAAGTGCAGGGCTGCTACAGCTCGCCATACCGTCATTAATCAGGGGAGAACTGACCATGACCACCCTCACGCTACAGCAGGCCTTTGAAGCCTGTCAGAAGAACGAAACCGCCTGGCTGAACCGTAAAGCCGAACTCGCGGCCGCAGAGCAGGAATATCAGGAACAGGTGCTGGCCGGGGATGAGCGTATACCGGGCAGAATGCAGACACTGCGCGACATTATCGACGTCAAAAAATGGGAGATAAATCAGGCCGCCGGACGCTATATCCGCGCCCATGAAGCGGTACAGCGCATCAGTATCCGCAACCGGCTGAATGACTTTATGCAGGCGCACGGGACAGAGCTGGCCGCCACGCTTGCCCCGGAGCTGATGGGACTCAGTCAGCAGCCTGCACTCCTGACCGGCCATGCGCTCGACCGTTCGGCGCATTACCTGCGCGAAGCGCTGTCCGTGTGGCTGAGTACCGGTGAAGAAATTAATTATTCGGCAGAAGACAGCGATATTTTAACGGCCATCGGATTCAGACCTGACGCGGCTTCGCGGGTGGATAATCAGGAAAAATACACCCCCGCACAAAGTCTGATTTATGCCCGCCGGCGCGCGGAACTGGCCAGCAGGTAGCCCCCGCAAAAATCCCCGAAAATACCGCTATTTTTCCCGAATTAAGCCATGCATCCACAGGGTGCATGGTTTTGCATGCGTTTCCCCGTCCCGTCACACCCTTCGCAGACCCGTCCCGGCGCGGCCTGAGCCCCCCGATGCACCTGCATAAAAACCGACCCACGAAGCGGGCAGGCGAGGCGGGGAAAGCACTGCGCGCCAGCGGTAAAGTATTTATTTAATGATATTTAATTTCGCGGCCTGAGCGCGTCGCTGTGCTGCGCGGGTTCGTGGGAGTGTCGGTGGGTAGGTCGGAGAGGTTTGACGGCGTGCCGAGCCTCTGAAGCTGTCAGGTTTGCGGATAAGAAAATGCCGCCCGATGGCGGCGGAAATCAATTATTTTCAGTGTTGACTGAGGATGGGGATTTTATAGAAGAGTTCCTCTTGCCTCGTTGTCGTTTATCTAGGGTATTCGGTCTTGTGATAGTATGAACATTTGTAGTGTGTAATATCCAATTCAAGCCAATTTATGAAGTGATATATTATTTATTATACGTTACACCTTCAAAGAAGTTATCCAAAATATACTCCTCCATAAGACTGGCATCGATTGCGACTGATAAGTCAATAATATCGTCAATTACCTTTAAGTAATCAATGGTTTCATGCAGAGTTAATGATTCACTCTCGAAGTTTAGATTAAAGGCAGTCGATATTTTTTTTGTGAGCATTCGAGGGAGGCCGTATTCTTCTAATTGATAAACAACTGATGGGAGGAATGCATTGGAGGTTTTAAAAATAAATGGTGAAATATCTGTGTTTTTATAAGGCATTAATTCATTTAATAAAACGTTAACGTCATTTAAAAGAGAGGTTAACTTAAATGTTAACGTTTTTTCAAGCTCAAAAAAATCATCAATAGTGATACCTAGTTTAGAAAGTTTTTCTAATATTTGTGGGATTGAAAGCTTCCAGTTTAAACTCGCAATCTTGATGTAAGAAACAAATCTAGAATGCTTTCCGCCCCATCCAGCAGGCTGTAAGTTAATTATTTTGTATAGGAAGTGTTCCCATTCATCTGGGGTGTTTGAATTTAAATATATTATGTTTTCCCATTCCTTCGGTTTTTGCACTATATCAAAGGCAATATCTCTAATTAAAAAATAATCATTTGATTTAAACGCTCCTTCTTTTAATAATTTGTTGAATGTCTCATGCCCTAATATGGAGTACATTTCTTCTTTATATCTTATGATTGCTGAGATTTGCTCGGGTGTTAGGATGTTATTATATTCAATTTCGTCAATTTCACCAACAAGAGATTCAGGAATGGTTAAAGCTAGCTCATTATTCTCTTCTTTTGGAGGTGCTGATAATAAATATACTTTGCCAATAAAATGTTTGAACATCCTACCGCTTCTGCCGATAATATTTTTGTATGCGAAATCTTTGAGGTTGCTATTACCATTTTTACATTGCCAAATTACAACGTTCTCGGCAGATGTATTTACACCCTCAATTATAGAAGAAGTTGAAACAATATTTTTAATTCCATGTTTTTCTTCAAATAACTTTATCTGTAACTGGCTGATGGAGCGGTGTAATCTACCATTATGTACACCCATTCCTTTTTCAAGTAATTTGGCTAACTTCCAGTTCGAGTCATAGTTTTGTTTTAACCAGCTTGAAAATTCCTTTAATATATATGATTGGTTATTAGGTTGTGTCTTTAATATAAGGTTTGAAATTTTTTCAATGTTTTTATATGTCCCAGCATATATTAATGTTTTCCCTTGAGTCTTCGATAAAATATCTAACAGTGCTGCACATTTTTCGTCTTCATCTTCTCTGATAACTTCTGAAAGATCATGTTTTTCTAAAAAGACAGTGTTAAAATCTATTTTGACAAACTCCATGCCTTTTGTGAACGGATTGTTTATGATCTCACTAATATTTGGTGCTAGGTAGTATCTCTGCTTTGCTAACTTAGTGAATTTCATCATTGCTTTGATCAAGGCTGGTGCTCTATCTTTATCATGTTTTTCACTTGCCTTATAGAATTCATCAATAATGAAAAGGTCTAAGCTTTGGATTTTCTCCAAATAACTAATGGCTCTCTCTTGAGGGAAAATAAAAATATTTTTTTCTGAAAGTTCCACATCTGCTGTAGTTATAATTTTATATTCTGAAGAGAATTTTCTATGTAACCTTCTCCGAGTTTCATCTGTGAGTGATATCGTTGGTACAATTATTAATACATTGTTGGGTTTTTTTAATGCTATAAAAGCATCAATGATAAAGCTTTTTCCGAAGCTTGTAGGGGCACTTATAGCTAAGTCTTCACCGCTTAATAATCTCTTCAAAATTAATGATTGTTCTCGATGTAGTGTGATAGGATTTGTTAATCCTACATCAACTTTGAACAGATCATAAATTAACCGGTCATGCCAATCAGCAGTGTCTGTCTGAATATAAGGATATAACCCTAACGCTCTGATAAGATGATTTACAAGAGCATTATAATGAAGACTGTTGTTTTTATGGAAATCTAAAAGTAGAATTAAATTATTTCTCGCCTCGTCATACTTCCTTTTGTTAATTAGATTATTTATGTTTTGGCAATGAGAAAAAATATACTCATCATGTGAGGAAAATTCAATGCGACGACCTTCTTCATTATCTCTATTAATTTCATTATCCATGTTATTGTTCCTTATAAAATCTGACGCTATTTAAAAACTTATCTATTATTACGTCCTTCTTAGGTACTGGGAATAGTATTAAATGAAATTTAATTTTTTCATAACCATAAATGTTTTTTATTTTCTCATGATGCTTTTTAAAAAAAGCTTCAGAGCGTTCTTTATGTAATTTAATAATGGAAGATTTGTACTCATCAGACAAGCAGTTAGAATTTTCTGTTATAGGACACTCATGTAAAATGAAAATAGGTATGTTAATTAATGGTTTTATATTGTCCATTGAATTATCAGAAGATAAAACTTTTGCAATTTTGAGTTTTAATGCATTGTCTTGCACTAGATCATAGAGGTCTTGTGTATTTAATATTATGCTATTTTCTTTTCTTAATTTTTCAGTTGTAATTGAATTTTTCACAGATGTGATTATCGTATCGAAACGTCCATCTTCAATGCTATTATAGAATTTAGCTTCTCCAAACCATAACGAAAAATTATCATTGTCAATAATAACAACATGCACACTGTCAGCACCTTTTGCGTTGTCTTGACTGTTTTGCTTATAGAATATTTTAGGTACAACTGGTAGCGCTTTAAAGTGATGACGCATTATGCCATATAAGAAAATTTCTGCGAGTTCACTTCCTTTACTTATGTCTTTTTCGCTATCCGTAAGTCTAAGGTTTTTTGATGCAAGAGCAAGTGATGTCCCAGGACCACCTATTAGAGCTTCTCTCTCTTTATTAGAAAGAGCCGTTTGTAAAATGTTATCCCATATAAAACGGTGAAACTTTTGATAGCGCCAACATCCATCTTCAAAATCATTAATAATAGAAAGAAGATTATTGTTTGTTATTTTACTGGTTCCACTTTCAGTTACGAAAGAAGAAAGGCTTTGATCAATAAGAATATCAAACTCCATTGTATTCTCCGTGGCCCTATCATTTTTAGTTAGAGCCGTTTTGCAACTCTAACTAAGTACTTGTCGATTTCAAACTAAGATAATGTTTATCAAAATTAAAAAAAACTGTTAATAAAACCATGTGTATATAAACAGTGGTTATGGTTTTTCTTGCTTAGGTTCTGCGAACAAACGCTCCCCACCAATTCATTAGCTCAATTCTTTTATCTAAATATATCGAGCGATTATATGCACGCCTGACCTCGTTTTTATCACTATGTGCCAGAGCTGCTTCAATCACATCAGCATTCAATCCAGATTCATTCATTGTTGTACTAGCAATTGACCGTAAACCGTGAGCAACCAACTTACCACCATACCCGATTCTCTTTAAAGCAGCATTAGCAGTTTGGCTATTCATAGGTTGCTTTGGATCATTTCTGCTCGGGAAAACATGTTCACGATGATTACTGATTGGCCTCATCACTTCCAGAATGTCTAATGCCTGTGGAGATAGAGGTACGATGTGCTCACGCTTAGCCTTCATCCGTTCGGCTGGAATAGTCCAGAGCTTGGCATCGAGATCGATCTCTGCCCAACGAGCACCAGAGGCCTCAGAAGGGCGCACAAGCGTAAGGAGTTGCCATTCAATGAGGCAGCGTGTTGGAACAGATAAATTAGACATAACCAGTGACCGCATCAATTTTGGCAACTCTTCTGGCCGCAGCGTCGGCATGTTTTGCTTTTTTGGTTTCTCAAAGGCCATGCCAACACCTGATGCAGGATTCGCATCTATCAGACCGGTGTTAACCGCATAAATCATTATCTCGTTAACACGTTGTACCAAACGACGCACAGTCTCAAGTGCACCACGAGCTTTAATTGGCTCTAGTGCTTCAACAATCGTTCTGGCCTTTATCTCCTGAACAGGTATCGAACCGATAGTGGGGAACACGTCTTTATCTAAAGAGCGCCAAATGTCTTTTGCATAATCTTCTGTGACGCTTCTGCTTTTAATCTGGAACCAGTTAGCAGCCACTGTTGAGAAAATGCTGTCTAACTCAATCTGGCGTTGTTCTGACGCTTGCTCCTGCTGCTGTTGTGGATCCATGCCTTGCGCGAGGGTGGTTAAGTGCTGGTCGCGTATCTGACGAGCTGCTGCGAGTGTAAGGGCAGGGTATGACCCGAGACTCAAATTTGTGCGGCTGCTGCTTCCCGGTCGCTGATAACGGAAGCGCCAGAGTTTTTTACCGGAGGTTTTGACGAGCAAGAACAGGCCATCACCATCATGCAGGGTGAAGTCTTTTTCGCGGGGTTTCGCTTTGAGGATTTCGTTGTTAGTGAGGGGGCGTGTAATGCGCGCCATGTCTGGATCCCTTCCATAATTGGTACACGTTTAATGGACCACAGTATAGCGTGTACCTAAACGTGTACCAATTTTCTCTGGATTTAGCCGGATGTTCTCGGACAATGACAGACACAAAAAAGCCCGCAGGGCTTGCGCCGTGCGGGCTTTCAGGACTTCATCGGATGACTCTGGTAATCACCGATGGAGAATTTTGGTGGAGCTGGCGGGAGTTGAACTCGCGTCCGAAAACGATATAACTTGCTGAAAAATATTGTTATGTGTATTTTTTCTCCCAGCGCGTGCATTTTAAGTGCATTTTGTTGTCCGCTCCAAGTCCATGCATCAATGTTAAGTGGCCACTTGAAGCTCTGGACCCGTGTCGCTATCAATTAACGGCTGACCTTGAACCATTTTTTCGACAGTTTCGTTTGAAGGATATGGAACCCCGAGTTCTACTGTGTTTGGGTTTGAACGATGGGTTTCAACAAACGAGGTTCCGTTCCATTTTTTTGAAAGATAAATAATTCCTTCAAAGGCCGCTGGATCCTGTTTCTGAGATTCTAAAATCATGTGGAATCCACGGCGTTCTATTCCGCGTAAGAAGCTGGAAAAACACTCCTTCAGCAACTCGTCATCCAAATCCTTGAACTTGATTCCCTGCGCAAGAAACTCGAAATAATTAAGAATGTACAGAAGGCCGTTAATGGCATCTCTATACTCGTCGGGTACCTTCATGTTCTTGTATTCTTCTTTATCCGGGTTGCAGCGCCACTCAGAGAGTTCTTGTGGCACATAACGCATACCCCGGTAAAATTTTGTGCTGTTCCGTAACTGTTTTTGGTATTCGGGACTGGTGCGTGTGTTAATGATCATGTTAAGGGTATGTGACCTGCGCGTATTCGCTGCTGACGTTATACACTGGATCCACCACCCCATCCCAACGAGCATACCTGTAACCATAATCGAAAGAGATGTTTGATAAGCCGGAGTGTATCTCAGGATTGCATACCCGATCAGGACTATCACATAACAAACAGTACTGAACATTGGAAGAAATTCTGCAGTGTCTGGGTAGCGCTTTTTGATAAAGCAGAAGATAGAAGAAATGGCAGCGCCAGATCCAGCAATGACGACCAGCCAATCAATGATTGCCAGGTTAAAGGGGAGTTTTCCAGGGTAGATATAAGTAAATAGTGCTCTGACAATCAACATGAGAGCAAAAATTGTAGCGCTGACGTTTACAAGTGTTCTCGCCATCTTATTGATTCCTATAACAAAAGACCTCCGCAAGGGAGGCCTTATTGTGCTAATGGAGGTTTGTGTTACAAATTTAGGTCGTAGTTAACCTTCACCAAAACCTACAGTTAGTGTGTTTTTCATAGTGGTCACTCCAGTTGTAATACTGCGCCAGTACCTACGTTAAGCTATTGAAAATTAAAAAAACATAAAATTTCTTGTATTAGTGGAGCACAGGATAACAGTTTGTACCGTAACTCTTCAAGTACTATCAGTATCCCTGTGCTGTCCTAATGAGATTTTAATATCATAAAAATCAATGTGTTATATATTGTCAAGAAATATATTTACATTGCGTTTATTGCTATAGTCTAACTTGTTGTTTTTAAATGAATTTACGTTTATGTAAACGCAATAGTGCAACTATCAATTACATAGATGATAGCTCATTTCACAAAAAGCAATGGTAGCGTCATTCTTAATTTTCTTCAGATGTAGGCAGTTTTACTCAGGTTGACACTACCTTTATAGACGTCTTTCCATCATATACTGCAAGGTATTTACCATAATTGCGGAACAACATTTCCGGCCCTTTGTGGCCCATCTGTCCGGCAAGCCAGAAGAGGTTAACACCCTGGCTGATATGCTTGGTGGCGAATGTGTGCCGCGTCTGGTAAGGGTTACGGTAGCGCACGCCAGCTTTTGTCAGGGTCGGCACCCATGCCTTTTTACGGATCGCGTCGGCGTTTGCCCAGGGTTCTCCCGTTTTCGGATCGCTGAATATGAACTCACTTTTCAGAAAGGTGTATTGCTTCTGCGCCTGCAGGGCTGCCAGCGCCTCACTGTTCAGCTCAACCTTACGGGTACCGGCTTTTGTCTTGGTGCCTTTGAGTACCCCTACGACACTGGCCGCTTGAACGTGAGCTGTGTTCCCTATGGTGTCGAGATCAGGCCAGCGCAGCGCGCATAGTTCGGAGCTCCGCAGACCGGTATTGAAGGCAAAGCGGAACAGGTTTTCCCATTCCGGGTACCTGCAGCTCTGATAAATAGCGAGGGTTTCCGCTGGCGTGAACGGGTCAACCTCGTAATCGTCGGCGCTCGGGCTGCTGTCGATCACGTGGTACCGGCTGGCGCTGACGAGGCTTACCGGGTTAATGGTCAGCAGGCCGTCTGTCACCGCTTCATCTATGGCGCTGCGCAGAAACGAAAGGTTATTCCGGGTCGTTTTCAGCTTTGTTTTCCTGCTGGCTATCCAGTTTTTAAGGACCGCTGGCGTCAATTCTGACACGTGAAGTTTATGCAGAGCTGACAGCGCCGACAGACATTTTTCATAACCGTTGATAGTCGACGGGGACAGGTTGCGGTTCTGGCAGATTTTCAGGTACTCGTCCAGGTAAGACTTTATGTTTTTGGTTTTCTTCACTACCCCGAACAGCTCCAGCTTTTTGGAGTTGGGGAAATATTTCGCATATTCAAAGGTGCCATTGACGATCTGGTTTTGTATCTCTCCGCGTAGGCGCTCGGCGTATTTCACACCGCGTGCGTTTGCTTCCAGTTTGGAGAGGGGCTCCCGGCACAGAACCCCTTTATATGTGAAAGTGATAACCAGAGTGTCACCAGTTTTATGCTGGCGGATGGTTACACCTCTTGGGAGAGATAGAGATCCTTGTTTTGTCTTGCCCAATTTGCAATCTCCTTTAAGTCGATCCAACGTTCTTTTGACCCATCGACTTTTAAAACATGAACCCCTTCCTGCCACACTCCACGTTGTAACCGTTTGTTAACGGCATCCAGCGTCTCGCCCATCTCTTCGCAGTACTTTGTAATCGGCACAACATCCAGATAAATCATCTTCACCTCACACCACAATCAGGCCACGACAGTGGCGCCACAGTTTAAATTCTCGCTTCATTCAGCTGTCTCCTGTTCAGCTTCGATGATGGCATCCACAGCCATCATCAGAGTTCTGGCGAGGTCGTCGTAATCCGTCCAAGCATCGTTGCTGAAGAAGTTCGTGATCATAACTGGTGCAATTTTTGCGATAAGATACTGACGATAAGTCATACCACCAGGCGTTGCGTTGCTTGGATTTGGGTATGCATAATGCTGGCCGTTTCTCATTGCTTAGCCTCCCGGATCAGATGTTTATAGGCCCGCAGCGCGTGATGTGTCTTCCCGCTTAAGATCGTTTTCATAATGAAAAAACCGCTGCTCTGGCTGGTAATTTCAGGCGTGAGGAACAACGCGACATCAATCGCCCGGTTGTGCCGGCGGAACTCAAACACGGTGCTGGTGACCGTGATGACTGATACCGACCCTTGATCATTAAACTCAACCTTCACAATGTTTTTCCTCCCATCCGATAGCCTGAAACAGGCCCATTTTCGGGTGATACCAACGGGCCCCGCGTGGTTCGGCTTCTGCCATCATTTGGCGGAATGCTTTCATAAAAGGTTCAAACTCCACGATCGCCCGTCGAGACAGCAGACCATCAGGCGTCATGAATTCGTGTGTATCGGTGGGGATACGGTATGCGTTAACAAGGTTTCGGCACTTGGCATCGGTCATGCCGCTTTTTGCGACTATCTGACGATAACCGACATACCCGGCCCGCATATTTCCACGCTTAATGTTCTCAACAGCTTCTGCGACGGTTTCAACCTGTTCTTCTACCTGATACAGCCGGCGTTCCTGCTCAAGATTCAAAAGGGCCATTTCGGCGATCAGCTCTGCCTGCGATTTTGGCCGGGAGCGTTCATCTTCCAGTTCTTTCCAGCGATCTACCAGCCTGGCGGTAAACTCGGGGCTAAGTTGCGCGACCACAATGATGCTGTCGCGTTTTCCTTCTTCACCTGAAAATTTGTAAACCTCGTCATTGACGGCAAATCCTAAGTTATTGATTCTTTCGAGAACCTCAATTTGAGGAGACCGGATAACGTCCTTTGAAGCCAGTGTCACAATGGTACGTTTCACGTTGTCATGGCGTTTTTCTACCAGCTCGGCGATCTCAAGGCTGGTCATGGATGGTTTGTTAGTGATCAAGTTATTCATCATCATTCCCCTCAATGCATAATCGGTGCTTCTGGCACACCTTCGATCTGGATGTGTTCAATAAAGCTGTCATGGAGGAGGTTAAGCCCCTCCCGGCCAAGTGCTGATAACCTGAACCCAAATTCTTCGTCAGCAATAACCATGTCCTGATACATCCGCAGCGCCAGCTGCTGGCCAACCTCTGGCCCATATTTCTCGATTGCCCCCAGCTCAATATGGTTGGCGAGTGCAAAGCGTTCAGGTCCCGGATAGACGCTAATGGCGCCATGCTTGCTGGAATAGATAACAGCAGTATCAACACCGCCAGTATCATTCGGAACGTCGACAGTTCCGTTTTTCTCCAGCTCCTCAGTGATGAACACGGCAGCCAGTAACCAGCGCCAGAGGATCAACTCTTTTTCGATATTGAGCGTGATCCAGTTGCTTTCTACCGCTTCCATGATGCAGGCCAGAATTTACATTCCATCGGCAAGGTGTTTGTCATAGCGACCGTTATCCAGCAGGCGAATAGCAGCGGAGTAGCCAATCACCCGGTTTCCAGACCGGATCCCTGTTGAGGTTGGTTCCGGGTTAAGCATGTTCTGAAGCATTGCGAACCTCTCATATGTGCCCGGCTTGTCGCCGGGCTGGTGGATCATTTAACCTGGATAAACGGGGTGTTTGTTCCGCTGGTCATGTACTGGGGCAGGGTGCCATTCCATTTGTTGATGGCCTCCAGTTGCAGTACCTCAGGGTTCTCACGCATGGCCTGCCCACGGATCTGGATAGACTTTGCTTCTGCTTCAGCCAATTTCAGCTTTGCATCCGCCTGGCCATCGGCTTCGGCTCGCAACATGTTGGCTTCAGCTTCACGTTGTTTAACTTCCTGCTCGCGCTGCAGCGTCTTCTGGTTGGCCGTAACTTTGGCGTTGATGCTTTCGATCACTGTCGGCGGGTATTCCGGACGGCCAACGTAAGAAAGGCTGATCACCTGGATACCAACCGGCCCCATATCGGACTGGATCTCTTTCAGTGCGTTTTCAAGCAGCTCAGCTTTCCCGCCGTCAATGAATTTATCGGTGCTCATCCGACTTGCGAGACGATTAAGGGCGTCAGCAATTTTCTGCCGCAGGTCGGTGTCGGTGATGTCGTCCACGCCTTTACGGTAGGTCTGGAAAACGGTTGTAACTTTGGTCGGATCAACCTTGTACGCGACCCCGATGTGGTAGCCGATGGTGGTTCCATCGCTCATCTGGAAGTTGAAAGCGTCTTCATACGTTTTCATCTGCTTGAAGGTCGGAAAGATATAAACCTCGGTATTCCAGCCGGTCCAGTAGCGGCCGACTCCGACGACTTCACCAACGCCTTTATCGTCGCCCAACTTATTCACCTTGATACCCACGTTGCCGGGCTCAACTCGATCGCAACCAACAAGGCCGATGGCAGAGAGTGCGATAATTGAAGCCATAATTGCTTTTTTCATTTCTTTTCCTTCGTTACGGTAAGCACAAGACCCTTACAAATGGCGTAGATGCACGGCGGGGTCAGAATCGCCAGGGCAAAACCGGATATAACTGCTGTCGTGTCCTTCATCGAAATGAGGATCGGAACGAACAGCCCATAAACGCTGGCGACAATCACCACCGATAGAACAACGCGTAAGTAAGCAATCATCGACTCAGCCCTCCAGGCTTACAGGCCTGTAGTTCTTCGCGCTCTTTCACGTAGCGGTCGTGCATGGCATCCCACTTTTTGCACCACTTTTGCATTTCTCTTTTGCGGGCGAGGATGCGACGCAGCCGGCGAACGGTGCGCTGGTGGGCGTTAAAATACTCAGTGGTCACGGCGCCACGTTGCCAGCTACTCAGTTCTGGATTCAGTGGATGAATTACCTGCACGTCCGGATAACGCTGCTTGAAACCAGAACGCCCAAAAGCTCGGGAGGTCATGAAGAACGCCAGGTAACGAATTGCGGTATCCCGGCTGAAGCACCGCTTCATGCGTCCGTGGCGGATCGCGGCGAACAGATCACCAACTGGCGTTGGGTGCTTTTGCAACGCCAGGTCAATAGCGCTGACAGTTCTGTTGTCAATCATTTGTCTTTCTCCCGGTTATAGGTTTCATGACTCATAACTTCCCAGTTCCGGCCATCGTCTTTCGATAACAGGCGCCAGCGTGGGTTAACCTTCAGGCTGAGGTAGCCGGTGCGGCGCATTCGCCGCGGGAATATCCGCCGGCGCCGATACCGCAGCAGGACCTGCAGCGCCTGCAGGTGAACCCTCTCAGGAATTCGTATTGCTGTCAGTGCCACCAGCTACCTCCTCAAATCTCAGCTCCATTTCTCGCGCCATTTCGATAAACGTGGCCAGTGAGCAAATGTGCTCGTCGACGAACAGCTGGCGGTCGCATATCACCCTCCCGTTCTCGATGTGCACGACTACCCGCCCGGTAAAATCAGGGAGGACATGCAGATCCACGTTCAACACGGGGCGGGGGATCAGCACACCCTGATAGAGCATTGTTTGCTGGTTATTCATTGCCGGACTCCGCAGTAACTGGTTTCTGCTTTTTGACGAACTCCACCAGTTCAGAAATAAGCTCGTCGATTAACTCTTTCCCGCTTTCTGTGAGGAATTCGCCGCTGCCATTAACATCAACAGAGTTGCTGTAGATTCCCTTAAGAGCTTTCACGCCTTCCACATTTCCGTATTCACCGAGGGCCAGTCGCTCGAATTTCCGCAACAATCCATCAAGAAGAATCTCAGTTAATTCGATAGTACTAATCCCACCCTTGTTAAGCTTAATGACAAGTAAGCTACTCCCAGTCTTTCGCTGGTGGCGTAACAAGGCTGCTTTTAAAATTCGGCGGCGATAGGTAGTAATTAAGTTACTCATCTAATTACCCCTTCTTTTGTGTTCTTCATTTTGCTGTACAATCTTTTCCTCTTTTTCCATCCATGAATAGACCTCGCCAGCAAGGCCATATGCAAGACCTAAAACCCCATCAAGTTGATGGCAGTCAAAGTCCTTATGATGTGTAAAAATTGTCTGCATAAGGAAGTTAAGTTGCTCAGCCTTAATGGTGACGCACTGAATATCTTGGCGGCGCTGCATACCCATAATTACCTCCCGTAGGCTTTACGCAGATAAAGGCCTGCTATTATTTCGTGCCCGTTAGCTGCATAAAGCAGGGCGGTTTTATATGCGTTGCGGTCAATAATGAAACTCATAACAAATACCTCGCAATATTTAGGGGGCAAGAACCCCCGGCACCCCAAGGCCGTTCTAAACTGGTTTCGTAATTAGCCTATTTTATTCTCGATAGCCTTAAGATCAGTGCAAAGTTCACGAGCATAGTCAAATATCACAGCTGACATATGGCACGCGGGGTTGTCATTGTCCTCGTCAGTAAAAAAAAACTCACTATAAGTTTGCGCGACTGCTTCAAGTTTTTTAGCAGTAAGAATCACATCGAATATATCATCAGTCAGATCGTTTCTGTCCGCTACAGGTATGCAGGGTTTGACTGAATTAATATGACTCTTAATATATCCGTTCATGTTATCTACGGTCTTTTGCATTGAACGAATTAGGCTGTTTATAGAACAATCCGTTTCGTAATTCTCGTTACTTTTTTTATAGATCTCCTCCAGAAGAACAGTGTTTTCTATTATGTCTGATACAAACACTTCAAGCATTTGGATTGGAGTTTTCATTGTTCACCTCACACAAGTATTGAGCGCTTACTAAATCAAGTTAAACTTGATAGTGAGAGGTTAGCTTTATGATTTTATGCAGTCAAGTTAAACTTGATTGTTTTTTTTGGTATAGGTAGATTTAAAAGGGAGGAACGGGCAAAAGCCCGTTGTCTATCAATAATTAACCGAATCTGTTAATGTTGAAAGGAACTGATGAGATAACTTTTGACTGGATGTAGAGCATATCCAAGGCATCCTTCTCGATGCTCCAAGATTGGTAATTCGAGTTGTCAGATAATACTACAATTTTGCTGCCTATTTTTTGCAGCCTCTTTACATAACATTCACCTTCAAAACAAAAAGCATAAATCCCGTCACCATCGAAGTATGTTATTGTTTTATCTAGAAATAATAAATCACCCGGTGCTATTGTTGGCGACATGCTATCACCCCTGGCATTGCCAATCTCAATGTTCTTGAAGGGTCTGTTGCCTACAACTTGACGAGCGTACTCGGGGTCTAACTCTATGGAGCGGACCACATCAATGAAGTCACTTTTCACGCTAACTCCATCACCACAACTGAATTCAATATCTAATACTTTGAATTTAACGCTATCAGTATCTCCTTTTTGAGCGGACGCAGGGAAGGTGGCGGGTTGTCCCTCACCCAGAAACCAGGATTGTGGGTAACCACTGATTTCAGAAAGCTGGGCTAATCTCTTACCCCTTGGGACAGTGTCTCCCTTCGTCCAGTAGACAACCGTCTGCGTGCTAACCCCTAACTGACGAGCCAGCTCGGCTTTACTCCACCCTTTTTCCTTCAGAAGTTCTTGAATCATGTTTGCCGTGGCCACTGTATCTCTCCAAAAGTTTCATTAAAGCCATTATCTAAAGCAATGCTTGATCTCAAGTTTAACGCATGGTTTTACTTCTTGCATGTTAATTAAATCTTGATATAGACTCATTAAAATAAAGTTTAACTTGATGGTGATTTATGAACGAAGAGATTCGGGTGAAATTGTGTGCCATTACTTCCCAAAGAGCGATTGCTCTAGGCTTGGGAGTAACTCCCCAGGCAGTGAATCAGTGGTTTGCTAAGTCTGTAATCCCTGCTCGCTTTGTATTGAAACTTTGCGAATTTGTCGGCTGGGCCATTACCCCTCATCAGGTTCGCCCTGACTTGTATCCAAGCGAGCTTGATGGGATGCCACGAACTGCAGAGGTGTGACATGTCACAACAGTCAACCGCTATGCCTGATCCGCGCTACTTCCTGAAGTTGCTGCCACGTAGCATCAGGTATGACCCAATAAGCGGGATTTTTTACCTCATTGCGAAGCGGGCAGAGTAAGCAATGCAACAGGATTTCGTCAGGGTTGAAATGCCAGCGCTTTACTGCCAGGCGGATGCTCAGTGGATACAGGAGCAGTTGTTGAGATTGCCTTCATCACTGCGCCGGAAAATAGCTCTGAAGTATTCAGAGGTTTACGAAATTGAGTTTAACGCCGAGCCCGTTTCATTCCGACAGGACAACCGAGCTCGGCATGAAGCCAATGTGAGGCTTCGCAGATTCGTGGATGCACACGGACACGCACTGCAGGGGTATACGACCCAGCCACCCCTGGCCGGATCACGATAGCAATCTGAAGGCCGCCTGGCTTAAAGGTGCCTAGCGGTTGAAATCTGATTCTCGTTTGTATTTGTGTACTAGATAACTGGTACGGATTTCAAAAATAAACAAGAGGAGGGGAGGGGGAGGAGTGCCTGTGTGTTAGTGCGAAGCACTGGAACAGGCTCTTCCAACAGACGGGTACAAGGGTTAGGTAGATCTCGATCTATAGGACGAAACCAGAAAATCCGACGTACTAGGCAATGAGTACAAAAAAATAATGGAGAAATTATGAGCGCAGAACTGAAGCAAAAATTAATTGCCCTTCTGGAAGAGCAATTCCATCAGTCGAATGACAAGGTCACTTTCGACTATGTCATGCAAAAGAAAATCAAGTCGATGGGTTACCACCTGCAGCGTAATTTCGCGATCAGCCTGAGTGGTGGTCGCAGAGGGTTCGTTGACTGCCTGGTGACCTCACCTGACGGGCAGCGCTGCGCTATTGAGGTTGACAATAAATCTCCCCGCAAACGCTCCCTGATTAAGCTCCACCAACTACCCGAGGGGATGTCTGGGTTTGTCTTGCTCAGGGATGGTGCGCATCCGCTTCGCTATGCCGACGACGGTATCGAAGTCGTAAGGGCGACCAGGTTTAAGTAATTCCGTATTGTACTAGATAGGTGATACGAAAGGTGATGGTGATGCTGAATATCGAACCGAATTTTGCTCAGGAGCGTGCGCTTAACTCACTGCGCCGTGGGTGGAAGCAAAACCGCACATTCATGGTCTACGCGCCAACCGGAAGCGGAAAGACCGGACTGGCGGCGTTTATCACTGCCGGCCTGGTTAGTCGTGGTATGCGTGTTCTGTTTGTCGCCCCTTATACGATCCTGATTAACCAGACCGCCCAGCGCTTTACAGAATACGGGTTGCCGGAAGACCAGATTAGTTTTATCTGGCGTGATCACCCGAACTACGACCCTAATCTGCTGATCCAGATTGCGAGCGCTGACACGCTAATCAGGCGTGAATTTCCAAAAAACATCGATCTGCTTATCGTCGATGAAGCACACCTGCGTAAACGCCGCATCATGAAAGAAATCGAACGGATCACAACGGAGAAAAAAGCGAAGGTTATCGGTTTATCTGGCACCCCGTTTGCGCCGTTCCTGGGCCATTACTATCAACACCTGATTAAGCCCACGACGATCGGCGAATTAATCCAGCGTGGCGACCTCAGTAAGTACGAATTTTTCGCCCCAACAAAACCGGATCTTAGCGGGGTAGAAACGAAGCCATCTATGGAGTTCGGTACTGATTACGACGAGTCCCAGCTGGCGGAAATCATGTGCGGTTCTGACCTGGTGGGCGATATCGTCGATAACTGGCTTCGTCATGGTCGTGACCTTCCTACGGTGGCGTTCTGCGTTAACAAGGCCCACGCAAACTTTGTAACCATGCAGTTTAACAAGGCGGGTATTAATGCTGAGGTCATGGTCGCAGAAACACCCCACGAAGAACGGCAGGTGATGATTCACCGCTTCGAGACTGGCGCCACAAAAATAATCGTCAGTGTTGGTGTTTTGGTAGCCGGTTTTGATAGCGATGTTCGCTGCATTATCTACGCCCGGCCGACAAAGAGTGAAATCCGCTGGCTGCAGGCGATTGGCCGCGGACTGCGAACTGCACCCGGGAAAGATGCCTGCCTGATTTTTGATCACAGTGGTACCGTGCATCGCCTCGGCTTCCCTGATGCCATTGAATACGACGAACTACCGTCTAAAAACGATGGCATGAAAGGGGCTGCAGCGCGGGCAGCCAAAGAACGCGAAGAGAAACTCCCGAAAGAATGCCCTGAATGCCACTTCATGAAACCCGCCGGCGTCTACATCTGTCCGAAATGCGGTTTTAAGCCGCTGGTCGGTGAGGACGTAGAAACCGACAGCACCCGCAACCTCAAAAAAATGAGTAAAGGCGAGAAGGTTTACACCAAAAGCGACAAACAGTCCTGGTGGAGTCAGATCAAGTTTTACCAGCGTCATCGTGCGGCGCAGGGGAAACCTGTCAGCGATGGCTGGTGTGCTCATACCTTTCAGGAGAAATTCGGCGAATGGCCCAACGGCTTAAGCGACTTTCCAATGGAGATCACACCGGAGGTCAGCAATCACATCAAACACAAACTTATCAAATTTGCTAAACGCCGCGAACGCCTGCAGCAGATGGGGAAGAAACCTGACCAGGATCTATTTCCACCTCCGAGCGCCAGTATCAACTATGAGCCTCCTGAGGGCAGCGACGGGCAATTAATTATCGAAGCAAAACGAAAACTCCAGAAAAACGTAAATAGTGCGAGTCAGTGATATGAAAACAGCAGAAGCAGCAAAAGGCCGGTGGTCAGAAATTTTTGAATATTACGGGCTGCCGCCTATCACCGGGAAAAACCATTACAAGGGAGAATGTCCGGTCTGTAAGGCGCGGGGGAAGTATCGCGTTGATGACCGTGACGGTCAGGGTACATGGATCTGTGTATGCGGTAGCGGTGACGGGATGAAGCTGCTGACCCTGACCCAGTCAAAAAGCTTTTCCGCCATCTGCGCAGAAGTGGACCAGCTCATCGGGAATAACTATCAGCGCATCAACGTGCCTTCTAACAGTTCGGCGGCGCGGCAGCGCCAGCGAGTCATCAGTAAGTTTTCCAAGTTGCTCGATTTACGGGGAACTAGCGCGGCTGGTTACCTTCTTCAACGTGGGATAAGTCGCCTGCCGGCAGAAGGCATCCGTTTTTGTGACCGCCAACGCCATGCGGGGCGCGTTTATCAAGCTCTGTATGCCCTGGCTACCGATGACAAAGCTGAGCTTTGTTACCTGCACCAGACGCTGCTGGACGGCGACAGGAAGGCAGATATTGATAGCGCCAAACGTCTTAAGTCGCTTCAAGAGGACAGCTATCTGGATCACGCCCGCTCTGTGGCCATTCGCATGTTTCCGGTATCAACGACGATCGGCATTGCCGAAGGTATCGAAACAGCACTCTCCTGTTATCAGGTTTATGGCGTCAACACCTGGGCGGTAATCAACAGCGGGTTTATGAAGAAATTCCGGGTCCCGGCAGGTGTGAAGCATCTGATTATTTTTGCCGACATGGACAAGCACTCTGCAACTGGACATGCCGCGGCGTTCGAGTGCGCCCACGCAAACCTGCTGGCGAAAAACGACCTGGTGAAAGTCAGCATACGCTGGCCGGATAACGGAGATTTCAATGATATGCTTATGAACGGCGATCAGGTTCGTGAACAAGTTTTCTATAAAAAGGTGGCAGCATGATGAACAATAACAATCTGCAACATAACCAATTCTTCACCATCGAACAGGACTTTTCGCCTGAGAAAATTACTGATGCTGAGCGCCTTGTTATGGAGCGCTTCAGTCATATTTATGCAAACTGGGCCGATGAAAAAAACTTAAGTCGTGAGGCGGAAGAACTTCGCGTAAGAGAAATTAAAGGTTTTAAAAACATCCTCCTCTCTCCCTGGACATTAAGCGATGTAACCATTGAATGGGATTACTGGGAATCCGTACTTCGTCACAGGTATAAAACACAAAATGGCGATGGCTACGTCCAGATTATCTGGGATCGGCGCGGGTGGCTCACTGACCTTTTGTGCGCCATGAAACCAGTTACCCGGGCTGAAGCATTAACAGTCTGCAAGTGGTTACTGGCATGTGACTATTTTGAGGAACGGGATTCGCTGTTTGATCGCATTATTTTGAACCTGGTCGGGGAGTGCGAAGAATGAAACTGGAAGCCTCCCTCAAACACTTTAGCCCTCAGGGCATGCATATCACCGACGACGCGAAAAGCACATCCCCGAATCGCCTGAATGGCACAGACATTATGACCGGGATCGGGGTGACCAGCAGCCGGGCACGGTTCGGGCTGGCGGCATTCTTTGGTAAGGCTGGCATCAGTAAGACCGATGAGCAACTGGCGGTTCAGGCGCTGGCGCGGTATGCAATTGAGACAGCACCAAAAAACGTTCGGAAGGCTGCGGGTAAAGCGCTGGGGCGCTGCTGCCTGATTCTGGCGCAATTTGCCTTTGCAGAATATTCCCGCTCAGCTGAAACCACCGGGACCTGCAAGGCATGTGAGGGAGCTGGTGTAACAAAATCAGTTGAGGCCGTTGTTAAGCATCCTGGGATACACAAAAGCGACGGAGAGGAAATTGTCGCCCCGATTATCAGGCAGGAGTGGGTAGTACGGCAGTGTGTTGCATGCGGCGGAAAAGGTGCCATTAACGCCCGCTGCCGCTGTGGTGGTTCCGGTCAGGTGCTGGATCGGAAAGCGACCAAAGAGCGCGGGGCACCAGTTTACAAGGCGTGTGAGCGTTGTTCGGGGAATGGATTCTCAACGGTGCCATCAACCGCCGCATACAAAGCGATTCTGATCCTCATTCCTGATCTGCACGTCAGAACATGGACCCGTAACTGGAAGCCCTTCTGCGATGCGCTGGTGGACATCTGCCGGCAGGGGGAAGAGCAGGCCGACAAAGAGTTTCAGCGAGCCACGGCATATTAAAAAGATACCGGCATTATTTTGCATTTTAGAAACAAAAAACTTGATTTTGTCCGAAGTTGTCGTGTAATCTTCAAATCGTGGGATATAACGCCCGTACGAAACCAATCAATGAAACCCTGCCACCCGGCGGGTTTTTTTGCGTTGTGCTTGCTGCGAAAATTTCTTAGGTATTGTAAGTTATCCCTGACTTATCCAGTTAATAATGAAAAGAGGGATGCTATGAATGCTTTTCCTGGTTTTGGTGGCGGGTTTCGCAAGAACGAACCGACGACTCCAAGCATTATGAGTAATAATGTTTCAGTAATTACAAAGAAAATTAATCCGAAGGGCGAAATCAAGGCAACATATTTTACATACACCAAACCCGCCACCTTCTCACCTTATGAACAAGAATGTTACTATAATGTAGCTAGAATGATTAGGGATCATGGTGGAGAGGCCATTTATGGCTGGGTGCTGTGGGAAAGCGATATTATGATAGAAGGGGAGGCTCACTGCCTTTACAAGGATCTGTCTGGTAATGTCTTTGATATAACCCCGCGGGTTTCTGGTGAAGAGAAAATACTATTCATAGAGGATTCTCGCCTAAATATCTCGCTGAAGCATATTAAAGAAACCCGTTTTTCTATGATTCAGCACACGAACCCACAGCTAATATTTAGTATGAATTTATTTGTTGAATCGAAAGCGGTTCCATTGGTGTTTGACCAAAATGAAATAAGGGTTATAAAACTAATCGATTACAAAGATAGTTTTTTATTTCAATAAATTGTAATCAATATCACAAAAGGCTGCGCATTTTCGCGGCCTTTTTCATTTGTGCCGCCAGAGCGTCATTCACTCTGTGCTTTGTCGTTAATCCATCTGGCGGCCATTCATACAGGCCCACTGTCTGACGGGCTCATAACCCAACCCGGGCAGGTTAAAGAGCGTGGGACTCCTAACCCCACAATCGCTAACGGGGTCGCTCATTCCTTTCCCCTCTTCAGAGAGGAACTCACAGCAATAAAGAGGGGCTTATGTCCGCAGAACCGATCTCGGGTACCGCAGTTGCGTCGGCGGGACTCGCTGGCGCCAGTGTATTTGGTCTGGCAACAGGCATTGATTACGGCGTCGTTTTTGGTGCTTTTGCTGGTTCCGTTTTCTACGTAGCGACCGCCGCGAACGTAACCCGGTTGCGGCTGGTGGCCTATTTCGTGACGTCGTTTATTGTCGGGGTGATAGGCGCCGGCCTTCTTGGGTCATACCTGGCGTCATGGACACACTATAGCGATCGCCCCCTTGACGCCCTCGGCGCCGTTATAGTTTCAGCGATAACCATCAAGGTCCTCACCTTCCTGAATAATCAGGAAATGAGCGGACTGATTGGCATGCTTTCCCGCATGCGGGGAGGAGGTTCAAGTGGTAAATGATCCTTCAGCGCTGGCGAATGCAGTCATTTGCGCCGTCATTGTGCTGGCATTGATGTTCTACCAACGAGGTAGTGCGAGACACCGTCCGGGCATATCCGTTCTGGCTTATCTCATGGTGCTGGTTTATGCCAGCATCCCTTTCCGTTTCCTGTTTGGCCTGTACGAGTCATCCCACTGGCTGGTGGTGCTGGCTAACATTCTTATCTGCGGCGCGGTTCTCTGGTTCAGGGGGAATATAGCGCGTCTGGTTGATGCACTGAGGCACTAATGAATCAATCACAATTTCAAAAGGCGGCTGGCATCAGCGCCGGGTTAGCTGCGCGCTGGTTTCCGCATATTACAGCCGCGATGAAAGAGTTTGGAATCACTGCTCCACTCGATCAGGCAATGTTCATTGCCCAGATGGGACATGAGTCCGGAGGCTTTACCCGGCTGGTGGAAAATCTGAACTATGCAGCAGATAGCCTTGTGCCTACGTTCGGTAAACACCGTATCACCGCCCAGCAGGCCGCCGCACTCGGCAGAACGGCAACGCAGCCAGCTAATCAGCGAGCAATCGCGAATCTGGTGTATGGGGGCGAGTGGGGAAAAAAGAATCTCGGTAATCAGGTTGCCGGTGATGGCTGGAAATATCGCGGTCGCGGTCTGAAACAAGTCACGGGCCTGAGCAACTATCGCAGCTGCGGACTGGCGCTGAAGCTTGAACTTGTCACCCAGCCTGAGCTGCTGGAGCGAGATGATTACGCAGCGCGTTCAGCAGCATGGTTTTATGTTTCCCACGGTTGCCTGCTTCATTCCGGCGACGTGGAGCGTGTAACGCTGCTTATTAACGGTGGTCGAAACGGTCTGGATAAACGCCGAGCGCTGTTTAACCTGGCTAAATCTGTACTGGTATGAGGTCACTATGGGCATTGAAATGATTATTGGTTTGGCAACTGCTTTGCTGGCGGTTATCGCTGGCGCGTTCGGTATTGGCCACGCTCGCGGGACCAGTAAAGCTGAATCAAAGGCCGAGCAGCAGCGCAGCGAAGAGAACGCCGCTGCTACAGTCGCCGCGGCAGAACGCCGGGCTGATGCAACGAAAGGGGCCAGCGATGTTGAAGAGAGCGTTAAGCGTATGCCTGATGACGATGTTGATCGCGAGCTGCGCGAAAAGTTTACCCGCCCCGGTAGTCGTTGACACGGCCTGCAGCTGGGTGCGGATCATCTACCTGACTGACCACGATATAGACGTGATGGATAAACAGACGAAGCGCGACATTCTGGCGCACAACAAATCCGTGCAGGCCAACTGCCCGCAATCAACAGACAGGGTTACACGATGACCAAGACAAAGAATATTGAATTTCGGCTGAGCAAACTTGAGAAAGGGCCAGACAAGAAGGTTCTGGCCATCATGGAGATAAGGTCGAGAGCTATTGCAGGTAGCTTGCTGAAGCAGATTTCCTGCCAGGCGTTGAAAGATCGATAATGTCATTGAAGATTGCCTTGTAGGCTTTATTTAACTTCTCAACTGTTTTCGGGGTGATATCACTCGTAGGCGGCGCGTCGATACCATCTATTAATTCTATTTCAGCAAATTTTTTCAAAACCTGAAGGACACTCTCTTTTTGTTCTTCAGGCATCGTTTGCACAATAAAAGCAACAACGTTTCTCAGCGCCAGGAGTTGAGCATGAGTTACATAGTAATGATCGATCATATTTTCATTCCTGTTCTGTTGAACTCGGCGATTTAACAGTATAGCGGAGAAATGTTGCCCGCTACTCTGTGGCAACTTTCAATCGTGATGACTGGCAATAGCGGGACTTTTTATGCCCGGAACGGAGTATCTATGAAAGAACGAAAACTCGTAATTGAAATTGATGACAACGCCATTGATTCAGTAATCGAAAAGGTTCGCCTGCTCAAAGAAGAACTGAGAAGCCTCAGCCTGCCGATCAACATCTCTGACGCAGTGCCGGCAGCATTAAAGCCAGAAGAGGAAAGGAACACGCAGGATGCCCGAAGCGTATTCCTTAGCAACCTTGATGCCGAAATTATTCAGGCTTGGTCATCATTGATAGCGCTTTTGAATACACGTCTTGACGCGACCTCCTTCGACTAGGAGCTGCTGCTGGTTTAAGGGTGTTTAGTTCATTCACGGCCTTTGTGAATTTAACCCTCACTTTACTGACGCTATCTGATGGCATCTCGCTGAAGAGGCAAGATATAGCGATAGATAGTACCTCGGTCTCACCTTTGAGTGATTCCAGCTCCTCGACGATTTTCTGGAAAAGTTTCTGATTATCAACAGACATAAAAGCTCCTTATTTTGCTGTGTGGAAACTCAAAGATAAGCGAGCGTAACTTTTTGTAACATCCTGATATTCGATCAGTGCCGCTACCGTGCGGCTTCGATAATGCTCCCCACATCGCACAGAGGTAAGACATGTCAGAGATCACCGCATCCGAGCAAATCCGCCTGGATATCATCAAGAAAGTTAACTACGACACCGCAGCGGCCAAGCTGGCCATTGACTGGGTTGGTGATAGCAATCTGAAAGCTGAGCTATTCGCTGACTCTTTTGATCGTGTCTTCACTGAAAGTGAGATTGTCTCGAAGACCCGCAAGGCCATCCAGGAAGCGACTGAGGCGCTGGCGTTGTTTGATACCGTGACTGAGTAGTCCAGCTAAGGCATTACAGCAGGCATTCACTGAGTGCCTGTGATAATGTCGATGCGTTACTTAATCGAGAGGGCAAGTAAATGCAATGGACATCAGTAAAATTTAAATTACCACAGCCAACCAAACAGGTTTCTTGGTATATCGTAAATACGGATAAAGGTGTTGGCTTTGCGGAATTCAATCCCCTAACCGGATTTAGCAATATCGTGATTATTGATAACAGCCAGTATTTTAATCTTGAAATAACTCACTGGATGCCTTTACCTTCGCCACCGTCAAGCAATTAAAATACCTTGCTTTCTACCGAGTCATTACTGAGCCACTAGCTTTCGCTGGTGGCTTTTTATTGGAGTGAATATGGCGTCAAGTTCACCCTGGCATCATCTCTATAACACTAAACGGTGGTACCGGCTGCGTTATCACCAGCTTCAGAAGCAACCACTCTGCGAGTTTCACCTCAGGCGAAATCAGGTGATATCCGCAACCGTTGTTGATCACATCAAACCTCACAAGGGCGATGAAACCCTCTTCCACGACCCGAACAATCTTCAGTCGCTATGCAAGCGCTGCCACGACTCGGTTAAACAACGCATGGAGAAGGGCGGAACGGTTACCGAGTTCGACAATGAAGGCAGGGTTATCTGGTAGCAGGAGCACGCAATGCAAGACCTGAAGATTGAATACCAGGATGGCAAGCTGGTGGAGCTGAGCATTGATGGTGTGAGCTTTCTTTCTGCATCCGCCATCTCCTTCAGTCATACAGCAAAAGAGGCGCTACCAACGATCATCCTGACAATGTCTGTCGGTGTCGGTGAGCGCCTGATGTTACACAGTCCTCCCCGTGAAAACCTGCGGATCATCGAGAAATGATAGTTTTTCTCATTATCAGCCCGAGAGGGCGGGGGGAGGGGTAAAACTCTGGCGGCAATCGTAAAAAGACCGCGCCCCCAGTTTTCTTTTCAAAAACGTCCAGAAAAAAAGGAAAAAAGCGATGGCACAGCGAGGCAGAAAATCTCTTGCCGCGACGACGGCTGTGTCGCTTCCGGCTCTGGCTGAAAGCAGGCTGCAGCCCTCGTTACACCTTAGCGATCCAGAGATAAACGTTTGGATCAGACTGGTTAACGATAACCCGGCCAGCTCATTTACTGAAACACATCGCGACATGATGGAAATGTACTGTCGGCATGTGGTGCAGGCGAGACTGTTAACCACTCAGATCGAGGAGTTTGAGCTGGAGTGGCTGGCTCGGGATGACGGGCTGAAGCGCTACGATAAATTGCTCACGATGCGCGAACGTGAAGTACGGTCTGCGTCTTCACTGGCAACGCGACTGCGTATCACCCGGCAGGCGACTGCTGATCCTAAAACAGTAGGACGCGCCAACAAAAATCTGCCGCGGGAGAAAAAACCCTGGGAAATTGAATAAGGCTCTTCGATGGCTAAAAAAACTCTGACAAGAGCCGAGAGGAATATCCTCTGGTGCGAAAGAAATATTTATATTCCCGAAGGTAAGTTTGTCGGCCAGCCGCTGAAAATGGCTGAGTTCATGAAGGATGACTTCAGAGCCATTTTCGACAACAAGCATGGTACACGTCGCGCAATCATCAGTCGCGGGCGAAAAAACGCCAAAACGGTGGAAACCGCCATGCTGATGTTGCTCTACCTGGTAGGGCCCGAGGCTGCACCGAACTCGCAGCTGTATTCTGCGGCACGCTCACGCGACCAGGCGGCCATTCTGTTTAACCTGGCCTCGAAGATGTGCCGGATGAACCCGGTACTAATGCAGTACGTTGCGATCAAGGATTCAGCTAAAGAAATCCACTGCCCTGAGCTGGGTTCTTATTACCGCGCACTGAGTGCCGAAGCTACCACGGCCTATGGTTTCTCGCCGCGATTTGTTGCACACGACGAACTGGGCCAGGTTCGTGGGCCGCGAGACCCGCTTTATGAAGCGCTGGAAACCGCCACCGCTGCACAGGATAACCCTATTTCGATAATCATCAGCACCCAGGCGCCCGATGCGAGCGACCTGCTTAGCCTGCTGATTGATGATGGCCTGACCGGAGCCGATCCCCGGACGGTGGTCCGGCTTCAGACCGCGCCGGAAGATATCGATCCTTTCTCTGTCGAGGCCATCAGGCTGGCAAACCCGGCCTTCGATGTGTTCATGAACCAGAAAGAAGTGCTGGATATGGCCGCCAGTGCGAAACGCCTGCCGTCTCGCCAGGCAGAGTTTGAGAACCTTGTGTTAAACCGCAGGGTTGAAGCGAAAAGCCCGTTCGTTAGCCAGAGTGTCTGGCATATGAACAAGGAGGAACCCGGCGAACTTGCGGGGGCTACCGTATGGGGCGGGCTCGATCTTTCCAGCGTGTCAGACCTGACCGCACTGGTGCTGAACACCACGCAGGGCGATGTGCACTGTAAATTCTGGCTACCGGAGGAAGGGCTGGCAGATAAGGCGCGTAACGATCGTGTGCCTTATGACATATGGGCGAAGCAGGGCTGGCTAAACACGACACCTGGTAAGGCTATCGAGTATGGATTTATCGCGAGGGAGCTGCGGCGCGTTTTTGATCTCTGTAACGTCAGGGCGCTGGCGTTTGACCGCTATAACATGCGCTTCCTTCGCCCGCATCTCATCGATGCTGGTTTCACCGATGTGGAGCTCGAACGATTCGTAGAGTTCGGTCAGGGGTTTGTTTCCATGTCGCCTGCTCTCAGGGAGCTGGAAGCCAAACTGCTCGGTGCGCAGCTGAAGCACGGCAATCATCCGATCCTCGAAATGTGCGCCAAAAACGCCACGGTAATCACTGACCCTGCCGGTAACCGCAAGTTTGTGAAAGGTAAGTCGAGCGGACGTATCGACGGCATGGTAGCGCTGGCGATGTCTATTGGCGCGCAGACCAGTGATGAGGTAGAGGAGCAGGGTGACGTTAATGATTTCATTTACAACTTTTTGAGCGTGTAAAAATGGCAGATACCGATTACAGCATTGACCTGCGGACGCGATCGCCATTCTGGGCGCGCATGGCTTCTATCCTGACCGGCGGCCGCCTGGTGACACCCGATAAGGGCTCGCAAATGGCGGGTACGTCAGCGCACGGTGTGGTTGGTGATTCTGTTGTGACTGATGAGCGTAATATGCAAATCAGTACGGTATGGGCCTGCATCAGGTTAATCTCCACCGTAACAGCATCTTTACCACTCGATGTTTATCAGACCAAAAATGATCAGCGCACGAAAGTGGACAACAGTCACCCCCTTGCGAAACTGCTGAGATTCCGTCCCAACAACTTCATGACCGCTCTTGAGTTTCGCGAAGCAATGACTATGCAGCTATGTGCCTACGGCAACGCCTATGCACATGTTGAGCGAAACGGTGTTGGTGACGTGATTAGCATGGTTCCACTGATGAGCGCCAATATGGAAGTTCGGCTCAGCGATAACGGTAAAAATATTATCTACCGCTACCGACGGGACACTGAATACGCTGACTTTTCACAGAAAGAAATTTTTCATCTCAAAGGATTTGGCTTCAATGGTCTGACTGGTCTTTCGCCGCTGGCGTTCAGTGCGAAGTCTGCTGGTGTGGCCATAGCGATGGAAGATAACCAGCGTGAATTTTTCGCCAACGGTGCGAAGTCTCCGCAGATCCTGATGACTGACGGCAAGGTGCTGACGAAAGAGCAGCGCGGGCAGCTGGAGGAAAACTTTAAGGAGATTGCTGGTGGTCCGGTCAAAAAGCGGCTTTGGATCCTTGAGAGCGGCTTCACCACGCAACCTATCGGCGTTTCGCCTCAGGATTCAGAAATTCTGGCTGCGCGTAAATTTCAGGTCGCCGAACTGGCGCGATTTTACGGCGTGCCTCCACATCTGGTCGGCGACGTGGACAAAACCACCTCCTGGGGATCGGGGATTGAACAGCAAAACCTGGGCTTTCTCCAGTATACCCTCAAACCCTACCTTGATCGGTGGGAGTACAGCATTGAGCGCTGGCTGGTCAAAGAGTCAGAACAGGGCATCATTCACGCCGAGCATAACCTCGACGGGCTGTTGCGCGGTGATTCAACAAGCCGGGCATCATTTATGCAAATCATGGTCAATACCGGGATTCGGACCGTTAACGAGGTTCGAAGGCTCGATAACCTGCCGCCGCTGCCCGGAGGTGATGTGGCGACACGGCAGTCGCAGAACGTGCCCATTACCGATCTCGGAACAAACAAAGAGCCCCGCAATGCCGGGGCTTAATTTTTATGGGGGCTATGATGCCTGACATTCAGAAGACGCTGGCTTTCGACCAGACAGAAATCAAGTTCATCGGCGACGGCAGTAAGGGAACATTTGAAGGGTATGCCTCGGTTTTTAATAACACCGACGCCGATGGCGACATTATTTTGCCAGGTGCTTTCGCTGGTGTGATTGCTAACCAGAGTCGCAAGGTGGCCATGTTCTTTAACCACCAGACACGTGCTATCCCGGTCGGTAAATGGGATGCCATGCATGAAGATGACAAGGGGCTATTTGTCCGTGGTCAACTTACTCCAGGGCTTAGCCTGGCCGAAGACCTGAAAGCTGCCATGCAGCATGGCACGGTTGAAGGGATGTCTGTGGGGTTTTCCGTTGGGCCTGATGATTACACCGTTGGCACGTCAGGGCTCATCTTCAAAAACATCTCTTACCTGCGGGAAATTAGCGTCTGTACTTTCCCGGCTAACGAGCTCGCTGGCGTAACGGCCATGAAGAGCATCGACAGCATCAAATCTATTCGCGATGCGGAGGCCTGGCTGAGGGATTCAGTCGGGCTTTCGCGTTCTGAAGCACAGGCATTTATCGCCCGTGTTAAGTCTGCAGGCCGAAGCGAGTTCGGTAGCGACGACATTGACGCGCTGGCACAGCGCATTAACTCATTTGCCGCTAACCTGCGGACACCTTAACGGAGTAACACATGTCTGAATTATCTGTACTGGAAAAAGCTATCGAAAACTCCCAAAAAGAAGTAAAGGAGCTTATCGAAGAACAGCGTAAATCCATCAACCAGACCGGTGAAATCAACAAGCAGCTGCAGATCGATCTGACGAAAGCACAGGAAGAACTGAAAGCCACCGGCACCCGCCTGTTCGATCTTGAGCAGAAACTGGCCGGAAACTCTCCTGATCAGACTGCGCAGAAGTCATTTGCTCAGCGCGTATCTGAAGACCTGATGAAGGGCTGGGACGGCTCGCGTACCAAAGCGAAAGTCACCAGTTTTGATAAAGCGATTGGTTCCGGCGCAGCGTCGGCAGGCGCCCTGGTCCAGCCGCAGCAGCTGCCGGGTATTCTTATGCCGGGTCTTCGCCGTCTGACCGTGCGTGACTTGCTGGCACAGGGGCGTATCACCAGTAACGCGCTGGAATACGTGCGCGAAAACGTGTTTACCAACGCTGCAGCACCAGTGGCAGAAGGTACCCTCAAGCCGGAAAGTAATATTACCTTCACCAAAGAAACGGCGAACGTGAAAACTATCGCCCACTGGATCCAGGCATCGCGCCAGATCATGGATGATGCCCCGGCGCTCGAGTCTTACCTCAATTCCCGCATGATGTACGGACTGGCACTGGTGGAAGAGAACCAGATGCTGAACGGGGACGGTACCGGCGATAACCTGCAGGGGCTCAACGTAGTAGCGAATGACTACGAAACCACACTCAACGCAGCCGGAGATACTGGCGCTGATGTTCTGGCACACGCCATCTATCAGGTATCGCTGAGTGAGTTCGAAGCAGACGGCATCATTCTGAACCCGGCGGACTGGCACCGTATTGCCCTGCTGAAGGAAGCTAACGGCAATTACATTCTCGGTGGCCCACAGGCGTTTGCCTCGAAAGTGCTTTGGGGGCTTCCGGTGGTGTCGACCACAGCGCAGACGGCAGGCAAATTCACCGTTGGCGCGTTTGGCCTGGCGTCGCAGGTTTGGGATCGCATGGATGCCACCATCGAGATCAGCAACCAGGACCGCGATAACTTCGTTAAAAACATGCTGACCATCCTTTGCGAAGAGCGCCTGGCGCTGGCCCACTATCGCCCGGCAGCGATTGTGACGGGTGATATTGCTGTCAGCACTGGTGCATAACAAAAGGGCGCGGCCAGCAATGGCCGCGTAAATGAGATGAAAATTAAAGCTCTCCGTATGTTCTCGCATTATCACCTGGGTACGGTATCTCAGGGGGAAATCCGCGAGGTGCATAAAGAAATCGGCGAAGTACTGGTGAAACTGCATCTGGCCGAGGCGGTTGAGCCGGAAAAGGCAACAGACTCTGGTTCTGCGGAGCCTGCTAAAGCCAAACCAGGGGGTAAAGGTGGAAATAAGCGAGGAACAGCTGGCGCAGATAAAGGCGCATCTGAAGGTTGATGGTGACGACGAAGATACGCTTATTGCTGCCTATGCTTCGGCCTCCGTCGATTATGTTGAGCGGTTTTGCGACGGTGCGCTGGTCGAAACATTAACGCCGCCAGTGGAAGGGGAAACTCAGCCCCGTGAGGTTATTTTTACTTCCGGCATCTGGGCGGCAATGCTTTTGCTGATTGGACATTGGTATGCGAACCGCGAAGCGGCAGCACAGAACCTATCGGAAGTTCCGCTGGGCGTTGAGGCGCTGCTGATTAGGCACCGGAGGTGGAACTAATGGGCTGCTCAGGATGTGCTAAACGGCGTGAGTGGTTAAAAAAGTGGACGAAAATAGCCTATGAACGAGCAACTGGTAAACGCGCTGATAGCAGCGCTGAGAGAACAAACAACAGCACAGCGAGAGCAGACGGAAGCGATAAACCGCCTGGCTGAGTCTAACGTCGCCCTGTCCGATGTAATTATCCAGTCGCTTGCCGGCGATCTCGATGAGGCGCCAGAGCAGCAAACCTATCTGAGCGGGAAACCCAGGGGGTGATATGCAGGCCGGAAAATTGCGTCACAGGATCACCCTGCAGGAACCGGTCAAAGAACAGAACCCGACAACGGGAGCCGTAATTAATACCTGGCGCGATGTCGCAACCCTTTGGGCCGAAGTCGCTCCTTTATCCGCACGTGAGTTTATCGCCGCCCAGGCCTCTCAGGGCGAAGTTACCACCCGGATAACGATTCGTTACCGTGAGGGCGTCACCCGGAAACATCGGATCCTGTTTCGTGGCCGCATCTACAACATTGAGGGCGTTTTACCTGACCCCCGGAGCGGCAGGGAATACCTGACACTGCCATGTTCAGAGGGGGCTAACGATGGCTGATGGCGTGGAAGTAAACCTGACCGGCCTCGATTCCGTCCTGGGGAAACTGGATGCCGTCTCACAGGTCACTCGCGATAAATCCGGTCGTGCAGCGCTGCGTAAAGCGGCAAACGTCATCAGGGACAGAGCGCGCAATAATGCCGCGCGGGTTGATGATCCTCTCACCAAAGAGGCTATCTACAAAAACATTGTGGTCAGTTTCAGCAGCAAGGCATTTCGCAGAACCGGCGATCCAACGTTTCGTGTCGGGGTGATGGGCGGCGCCAGGCAATACGCCAATACAAAGGCCAACGTCCGAAAAGGCAGGGCGGGTAAAAGTTATAACACTGCCGGAGATAAAGGTAATCCCGGCGGGGATACCTGGTACTGGCGATTCCTGGAGTTCGGCACAGAACATGCTGCAGCGAGGCCAATAATTAGGCCTGCACTGAATGGGGTCGATGCCGATGTGATTAACGTTTTTGCTTTGGAGCTGGAAAAGTCCATCGATCGCGCTGTACGACGGGCGGCTAAAAAAGGAACTCCGGTATGATTGCTCCAATATTTGCAGTTTGCGCAGCCAGCCAGGCAGTCAGGGATTTGTTAGGTTCTACTCCCGTGCGGCTTTATCCGTTCGGTATGCAGGACGACAATATCGTTTATCCCTACGCAGTCTGGCAAAACGTAGGTGGCTTCCCTGAAAATTATCTAAACCAGCGGCCAGATGCAGATCACTATTCTCTGCAGGTTGATGTCTATGGTGATACTGACACCGATGTGATCGCCGTTGCCCGCGCTTTGCGTGACGCAATAGAGGGCAAGGCCTATATCACCCGATGGGGTGAACAAAGCCGCGACCCTGAAACAATGCGATACCGCTATTCCTTCGATGTTGACTGGATAACGACCAGATAACCAACAACCCCAAACTGACCCGCCTTGTGCGGGTTTTCTTTTATGGAGACAAAACATGTCTGTATTAACGCAAGGCACGCAGTTTTTTGTGCTCAAGTCTGGCGTGGTCAGCGAGGTTGAATGCATCACCAGTTTCAACCCCGGCGGGAACCCTGCCGATCAGATTGAAGATACCTGTCTGAGTGAACGGGATTCCAGAACCTACAAAAAGGGGCTTAAAACGCCTGCGGCCGCAACCGTCGGGCTTAACGCTGATCCGACGAACGCCAGCCACATTATGTTGCATGGCCTCGCTGAAGCGAATGACCAGACGCCGTTAACTTTTGCGGTTGGCTGGTCAGATGGAACCAGTGTCCCGACAGCCGCCGCTCCTGGCGCTGAGGATGCTGTTGATGGCCTGGTGCTGCCATCGGATCGCACCTGGTTCATTTTCCAGGGTTACGTTTCTGACTTCCCGTTTGATTTTCAGGGTAACGCTGTTGTGACGACCTCCGCCACGATCCAGCGGTCTGGCTCTTCCGTATGGGTGCCGAAGGCCGCAGCGTAATTAATATGCCCGGTTATCCGGGCTTTTCTTTTCAGGAGCTGAAATGCAACTTACCCTCGATACGTTAAAAGAAACCGGTGCGTTTACCGGGCGTCCCGTGGAAAAAGAAATTAAGTGGAAAGGCCGTGACGGGAAAGAGCATATCGCAACCGTCTATGTGCGCCCGATGGGCTACCACACCACTAAAGCTGAACTGCTGGCGTATAACGGGAAATCGGACCCGATTGCTGAGCGCATTGCGGCGCATATTTGCGATCAGGACGGCGCCCCAGTGTTTACTGCGGCTGACATTCTTGGGACTGCTACCCCGGATCGTGGGGCGCTGGACGGTCCGATTGTTATGGCCCTCCTGGCTGCAATTCATGATGTAAACGAACTGGGAAAGACTACGAGCTAACCGGCGAGGATGAATTCTGGTGCGAACTGGTGATGAACGGCATCGGAGGCCGCACCATCGCAGAGGCTCAGGAACGGATGAGCCGTAGGGAATTTCTGGTTTGGCTCAAGTACCGTGAGAAGTACGGACCGCTCAATATCATGATGCGTACCGAGTGGGGGGCTTCGCTGGTGGCTTCTGTCCTTGCGAACATCAATAAGGCAAAGAACACGCCGCCGTTCAAGGTAAGTGACTTTGCACCGCATATCAACGAAGCGCCATTATCTCTGGAAGAGGCCATGAAATCCTGGGACTAATTATTGTTTTTGCCTTTAAAAAAATCCTGCTACCCTTTTGGTAACTATTATCACGAGGGAATGATATGAAGAGTTCAGGGCAGTTGTTATCGCTGGCAGGTATAATTCTCGCGGTGTACTCATTGTTCTTTATGGATGTGAGTGTTGAGGTTGGCGATGGTACAAGAGTTAATAATATTGGGCTAATGGCTCAACAGCAAAACTATTTATTAGTTGCGGTTGTTCTTTTTCTTGCTGGTATCTTTATTTCATTCTCAGGGAGAAAGAAGTCATTACAAGAGGTAGATTTCACTAAAATAGAATCTTTCTCATCAGATGACTTTGTTTCTTTGAAAGATGGTGAACCATGTCTTAATATCTTGGCTGTAGACAATCTTGCAATGATGTTTTTAAAAAAACATGGTTCAAGTAGTGTTAATGATATCCTTTTTATGAATATGCCTTTAATCGATAGGTTAGAACAAGGTCTCCCTGAACCACTAAGGAAAGATTTTAAATCTACCCTTAAAAGGAGGTTAAAGGACAATTGTTAAAATAACGCCCGCTAAAAGCGGGCTTTTTTTCACTTGGAGAATTTATGGCTGGCAAGTCACTGGGAACTCTGACTATCGACTTGGTTGCAAAAGTTGGTGGATTTGTTTCAGGGATGGATAAAGCTGAGCGTGCATCAGCCAAGTGGAGCAAGCAGGTACAAGATGATGTGGCAAAATCCAGTGCTGCACTAGCAGGTATAGGGGCAGCAGCTATTGCAGCTGGGCTGGCTGTTGGTGCATCCGGATTTCAATTACTGAAATCCACATCCAGGCAAATAGCAGAAACTGACCGCTGGGCTAAATCATTACAATTATCTACCCAGGAACTTCTTGCTTGGCAGTTTGCAGCTGAAAAGGCTGGTGTCTCCGGTGACCAAATGGCTGATATCTTCAAGGATATTGGTGATAAGATTGGTGACGCGGTATTAAATAAATCAGGTGAAGCTGTTGATGCGCTCAACGCTCTTGGATTATCTGCGGAAAAACTATCAAAAGTCAGTCCAGATAAACAATTGCTCGCTATCGGTGAATCTTTGGAGAAAATTAGTACTAATGCCGAGAAGACCACCATTCTTGAAAGTTTGGGTAACGACCTTTCAAAATTACTTCCTTTGTTTGATAACAACAACCAAAAACTCAAACAGTTTATTGACCTTGCTAAAGATTATGGTGTTGCTCCTGATCCATCCTCTATTGATGATTTAGTAAAGGTTAATCAACTTTTTGAAGATATGGAGGCTCAGGTTGCAGGGCTCAAAATTGAGATTGCAGCCGGTTTGGCAAAAGTTGATCTAACTCCTTTGCAGGGCTCACTTGATAAGCTTCATGACGTCCTGACTGACCCCTTGGTTCTTCAAGGAATTTCTGATCTTGTATCGGAAGTCGCTCAACTTGCTGGATGGCTTGTAAAAGCAGCTGCAGGTGCGGGCCAACTAGCAGCCAGCACAGGAAACCGTTTTGCGGCACTTAGTGGCAAGATCGACCTAACAAATATAGACCAAGTTAATGAACGTATTGAATACCTGCAAAAAATTCTTGAAGGAAAAAAAGGTTTTTACTCTCAAAGTGAGTCTATGTTTGGTTGGATTACAGGGGTAGATGACAGCGCGAAAGCACTAAATGATGAACTGCTATCTCTTATAGAAACAAGAGATAAATTTTCTAAAGCTAGTAAATCGGTGCTGCCCCTTCAGGTAGCCACTGTGGGAACGGACAACCCATTTTCTTTACCTCCTGGTGGTACGAACGGAAAACCTGTTAAAACACCAACAAGTAAAACAGAAAATGCTTTTAACAGTAGATTGCTTGATCTACAAAAACAAGCTGCCCTTATTGAAACTACTGGTAAAAAAACAGCTGAGGTTACCGAGCTCGAAAAAATAAATTTTGATATTACCAGTGGCAATCTTAAAAAATTGTCAGAAGCTCAAAAAGAACAGCTTCGCACTGCTGCAAAAGCCCTGGATTCTAAAAAGGAAGAGCTTAGGCTTAATCAGGAAAATGCCCGGGTTGCGGAATATGTTTCCGGCTTAGAAAGGCAGAATAAGTTAGTGCAGCAAGGATTTGATAATGAAATTGTTGGCCGTTATTCTGGTGGTCGTGAGCGATCACGCATGCAGGATAATAATGATATACAGCAGGATTTTGCATATCAACAGGATGATCTTTTAAACCAGCTCCAATCTGGAGATATAGACCAAAGTCTTTACGATAAAAAGAAAGAAGCATTACAGAATTCTCTTGATGAGAGGCTTAAAATACAGGAGGAATATTACAAGAAGCAGGATGAGTTACAAAATGATGGTGCTGCTGGTTTTATATCAGGGCTAGCAACGCAAATAGAAGCATCAATGGATTTATACACCAACATGCAGCAGGTTGGTGCACAGGCATTTAGCAGCTTAACGGATATGATTATTGACTGGGCAGAAACCGGAAAGTTAAATGTTAAAGATTTTGCTTCGACATTTCTGCAATCTGTTGGTAGCACACTTCTTTCTTACGCTGCTGCCCAAGTTGCAATGGCGGGTTTGCAGGCCTTTACAGCAATGATCGGCGTGCCATTTGTTGGACCCGAAATAGCAGGACCGGCAGCAATAGCCGCAACTGCGGCTGCTGGAGTACTGGCGATAGGTGTTGGTACAGCCCTTCAGGGCCAGGCTCACGACGGTATCGACTCTGTGCCCGAAACTGGAACCTGGCTCCTGCAGAAAGGTGAACGCGTTACGACTGCTAAAACCAGCGCCAAACTTGATGCCACTCTGGATCGAGTAGCAAACCAGTCAACAGGGGGCGGCGCGATTTATTCGCCCACAATCAATATCCCCATCAATGGTAACCCTTCCGATGCAACTTTGGCGCTGGTCCGTAAAGCTGCAGATGAGGGGGCAGAAAGGGGATACCGGAAGGCGGTTAATTCAGTCGCAAGCGGTCAGGGTGATTTGCATAAGGCCTTGATGGGGAAAACTACCTCGGGGAGGAAAATTAGCTAATGGCTATCACCACAACGCTTTATTACCCCTCCGCTTACCTGCCTGGACCGCTTAAAGAGAGTTTTGGTTTAACTCCTGTATCTCCTCTGAAACGGACTCAGATGGTAACTGGCCGGGCACGACAGCGGCGTGCCTACACCTCGACACCAACCCAAACAGATCTGGCCTGGATTTTTTCTGACGCCCAGGCGCAGGCTTTTGAGGCGTGGTTTCGGGATGAGTTATCAGATGGGGCGGCGTGGTTCAACATACCGTTATTAACGCCTGTAGGGCTGAAAAATTACGTGTGTCGTTTCACGGATATTTATAAAGGCCCCACGCCAGAAGGCGGATTTTACTGGAGATATACCGCGCCAGTAGAACTCTGGGAGCGCCCATTGCCGCCGTCTGGATGGGGGCATTACCCGGAATGGATCGTCGGCAGCTCACTGCTGGATATTGCGCTGAATAAGGAGTGGCCGAAGCATGACGCAGATTAAACGCCTCTACGCCAGCAGCGGACCGGAGGTGATCATTGAAACGCTGCAGATCACCATTGGCTCTGATGTTCACTACCTTTGCCAGGGTTACGACAACATCACGGCAACGACGGAGAACGGCGATACCGTGACGTTTTCAGCCTGTGCGATAGACATTGCGCTGCCGGCGCGCAATGCGGACGGCACGCAGGATCTCAAATTTGCCTTGTGCAATATCGATGGTGTTGTGTCCACGGCGATCCGCAATGCCCTGGCTAACAGATTGCCTGCATCGCTGACGTACCGGCGTTATATCTCCACGGATTTAGCGGCCCCTGCGGAAGTGCCGTATACGCTGAAAATCAAGTCGGGCTCCTGGACGGCGACAGAGGTGCAGATCACTGCGGGCTACATGAATATCCTCGATACCGCCTGGCCGCGATACCGCTACACGCTCCCTGTATTCCCCGGACTGCGTTATATCAGCTAAGGAATCCCAATGTTTAACCCTGATAAATACCGTTCAGTCACCTGGCTGAAGGGCGGGCGCGTATACCCGCAACTCGACTGTTTCGGCATTGTGAACGAGATACGCCGCGACCTGAATTTACCCGTCTGGCCCGATTTTGCAGGGGTAACCAAAGACGACGGCGGCCTCGACCGGGAAGCACGCCGGATGATGCTTACCCTTGAGCGCTGCGAACCCTGCGAAGGGGCCGGGGTGGCCTGTTATTCCGGGTCGACTGTCACCCACGTTGGGATCGTGGTCAGTATCGATGGTCTGCTGCATGTGGCGGAATGCAATCCGGGAACGAACGTCACCTTTCTGCCGTTGCCGCGGTTTAAGCGGCGATTTGTCAAAGTGGAGTTCTGGCAATGACCATTCGTTTTTACCCATCCCGGCTTCCCGGTGAACCACTCGAAACGCATGAGCATGGTGTAACCAGTATTCGCAAGTGGCTGGTGGCAAATGTTGAAGGTTACGAAGATCGGGATGTTCCACCGCTGACCGTTGAGGTTGAGGGGCAGTCAATTCCGCCAGGCGACTGGGCTACTTGCGTGATCCGCCCTGATAGTGATGTCCGGCTTTATCCGGTCCCCTTCGGGCTGGAGGCCGCGACCATTGCGTGGATAGGTGTTGGTATCTCCGTTGCCGCTGCAGCCTATTCGCTTTTTATGATGAGCAACATCGATACGGGCGGCTATACCTCATCCACAGGGCGGAGTCTCGACCTGAACCCGGCAAAGGCGAATACCGCAAAACTCGGTGATGCCATTCGTGAGGTGTTTGGCCGGGTGCGTATCTACCCTGATTATGTGGTGCAGCCGGTTACCCGGTTTGATGCCGCCGATCCTACGAAAATGCGCGTCCAGATGCTGCTGTGTCTCGGTGTCGGTGATCTGATTTATACCAATGGCGATATCCGGGTTGGCAGTACGCCAGCTTCAACGCTACCGGGATTCAGCAGCACCCATTACCCGCCAGGCGCGGACGTTTCCGGTGATGAGCGCAGTGAAAACTGGGTCAACAGTACGGAGGTCGGCGGGACATCATCCGGTACCGGGCTGGATATGGCCCAGACGTCGCCGGACGCAGACGACATTATCGCAGACAGCATGACCGTCTCCGGATCGAGCGTGACGTTTACGGGGCTGGATACGGATGATGATGACGATAATGACGAGAACGATAACGCACTGCCGCCCAGCTGGGTCGCTGGCGCCATGGTCGAACTTAAAGCCCCGGCGAACTACCAGATCACCACGGCGGCCGGATACAGCGTTATCGCAAGCCCGCTGCTGACGGAGATCGCGCCGGTAGTAGGTATGCCGGTGACGCTGGGGTTTAACTCTGTCGATTACGATCTGTTTATCGCGTCATATACCCCCGGTCAGGCTGCAGTGCCCGGCACCGGGGGGAGTGCGGCAAAAGTCCAGGCCAGTGCGGCCCCGACCACCTACGATTTTTCGACCAGCTCCAGCACGTTCACGATCACCTGGCAGGGGGTTACCTACCCGGTGTCGCTGGTGGCTAACTATGTCTCGATGTCGGGACTGCTGGCGGCCATCACCGAGGGACTCACTGGCTCCGGCCTGGTTGCACAGGACAACGGCGGCACCGTACTGATAACCGAGTCGGCCAGTCCGTTCGCGGGTGGGGCGATCACGTCCTCTTCGCTGCCTGCAGCTGTTTTCGGTGATGCTCCGGTTTACACCTCCGGCACGGCATCAACCGGCGGCAGCCCGGCGGTAACGGCGAATGTGACGCTTGCCTATAACAGCGCCACGGGAACAGCCTTTTCCGGCATGCCGGAGGGGGTGCAACGGCTTTCACTTGCTCACCGCGGGAATGAGTACCGCATTGTCTCGACCGACGGCACAACGGCGACGGTGGCGCGCCTGGTTAATGGTGCCGTTGATGAGTCATGGCCGGGATTCACCGCCCGGACGATGATCGACTATGAGGCCACTGGTCTTAACGACACGCTGAGCTGGCTGGGGCCGTTCCTGGTTTGCCCTGAAAATGAGACCGTGGATATGTTCGAGGTGAATTTCTCCTTCCCGAACGGCATCTGTGGCTTTGACAGCAAGGGGAAAAAGCGGCTTCGGCATGTTGAGTGGGAGATTCAGTATCGCGTCTACGGTTCCGGATCGGGGTGGGTGAGTCACCAGGGAGAGTATGCGCTTAAAAACGTCAACGGGCTGGGATTCACTGAGCGGATCACCCTCAGCTCACCAGGGCTGGTAGAGGTTCGCTGTCGCCGGCGCAATGAGCAGGGCTCAAACAACGCCAGGGATTCGATGTACTGGCAGGCACTGCGCGGGCGACTGCTGACGCGCCCTTCATCCTATCCCGGCGTGTCGCTGATGGCGGTGACCGTTGAGACGGGGGGCAAATTGGCGGCTCAGTCGGACCGCCGCGTAAACGTGGTGGCCACGCGGGCCTATGACTCAGGAACGGCCAGAACCATTTCTGGGGCGCTGCTGCATGTCGGGAACTCGCTGGGACTGGGGATGGATGTCGACACCATCAACGCGCTGGAGTCTGCATACTGGACGCCACGCGGCGAGTATTTCGACTTTGCTACCGGCGACAGTATCTCAGCACTGGAAATGCTGCAGAAGATAGCCAATGCCGGGAAGTCACGTTTTCTGCTGAGTGATGGCCTGGCGACGGTTAACCGTGAGGGGATTAAGCCCTGGACTGGCGTGATCACTCCGCATGAGATGGTGGAGGAGCTGCAGAGCGGATTTACCGTACCGTCTGACGATGATTTTGATGGCGTCGACGTGACGTACATCAACGGAACTACCTGGGCAGAGGAGACCGTTAAATGCCGGACGCCAGACAATCCCACGCCGGTGAAAATCGAGAATTACAAACTCGATGGGGTACTGGATAGCGATCACGCCTACCAGATCGGCATGCGTCGCCTGATGAAATACCTGCAGCAGCGGGTGACGTTCCAGACCACTACCGAGCTGGACGCGCTGTGCTACAACACGGGCGATCGCATTGTGCTCACGGATGATATTCCGGGTAACAACACGATTTCCTGTCTGGTGGAGGCGATGACAACGGCGGGTGGCGTGACAACGTTCACCGTCACGGAGCCGCTGGACTGGTCTTTTGAAAACCCCCGCGCGCTGATCCGCTATCAGGATGGCTCTGCATCCGGGCTGATGGTGGCGAGCAGGGTGGGCGATTTTCAGCTGTCAGTCCCGCACCTGAGCGAGTTTGATGACCCGATGAAGGTTGACCTGTCGTCGGCAACCATCGAGCCGATCCGCCTGGTGTTCTGCGGCTCAACGCGCCACGTCTACGATGCCATTGTAGAGGAGATCGCTCCGCAGTCAGACGGAACCTGTCAGGTCACCGCTAAAGAATACCTCGAATCGTTCTACCAGTACGACGACGCCACATACCCCGGCGACGCTGCTTAATACCAAAAAAATCCCTTTCAACTTTTCTTTCGCTCAAACCCTCGTTTGGGCGAACGCCTTTTTTGGAGCAAAAAACATGGCCTTTAACCCGGAGCTGGGGAGCACGTCTCCCGCTGTGTTGCTCGATAACGCCGAGCGCCTGGATAAGCTGGTCAATGGGCCAGCGGCTACCGTTCCAGACCGCGCCGGGCAACCGCTGGATTCCTGGCGAAAAATCATCGCCGCCATCCTGGAGAGTTCTGCAGCAGCGATGGAAACCATTCGTCTGACGCTGATCCCCCTCGGTGAACAATACGCCACAGAGGCCGATGCGCAGACGGCGATTAATAACGGTTCGATCCCCGCTGGTTCATATTTTTACGTCAGGAGCACTGACGACAGCGCGCTCGCTGTTGAATACAGGAATGTTTCTGGTACAGCTCAGCCTACCGGACGCAAAATGCCGTCTCAGGATTTGCTAAACCAGCTGACTGAGTCGCTCGGTTTTCTGCTTCCCCTGGCTGACACCACACGTTTTTTTAAGGCCGGGGTAACAGGCACAGCCTACGAAGCGATCAACGCTGAAGATATCTTTATCGATGCTGAGAATAACCTGCAGTACTGGATAAAGGATGGCGTGCGGCAGTACTTCCTGCCGGTTCGGGTCCCGACACTGGAGGCTGACACCGTTCTTGTTGACGGTATCGCCGTCGATCCGGCTGCTATTCCCCCGGCTGTCCTCGCCACGAACCTGCTTGGCCTGGCTCAGTCCAGCAAATTCCTGGACCCGGGGGCATTTCAACCCGGCGGCGCGTATGAGGGCTGGGAAGGATACGACAATATCTGGCTGGATAAATCAGGAAATATTCAGGGTTATACCCGTGAAGGTACCAGCTATTTGCTGTTGCCCCTGTCAGTGCCTGAACTCAGTGCAAAAAAAATCCGTCTCGACGGTGAAGACCTGCGGGACGTGATCGCCAGACGCACGGAAACACGGCTCCCGTTCACAGAAATGGTGGACGGGAAAAGCCAGATCATGCTGCTGAATAACCAGACCGGCCAGCTGTCGCAGGTGACTGATGGCACCGCAAATGAAACGGAGCCGGTAGTCGATGGCGGTGGTGTGCTTTCCTGGACTTCGGACAGGGACAGCAGCGTACCCGGCGGGAAGTTTTATCTGGCGGAGAGCGGAAAAATTCATCCTGTCATTTCCCGGCGCGTCCTGGCGGGCTGGGGCGATTCGTTCATGGAAAACCCCGTTTTTATGAATACCCTCCATGCTCTGACAGGTTTACCCGCCTACAACTTTGGCAAATCAGGGCTCAGAAGCACCGCTGTTGCTGCCCGTCAGGGGGGCGATCCTTTTTACTGTATGCCGGTGGATGGAGTAATCCCGGCCAGTGGGACGGTCAACCTGATACCGAACGTACCGGGCCCCCATGCCTCTGCATCAAACGGGGCAATGGCGTCCATAAAATGCCAGCTGGCTGGCGTAGACGGAACGTTTAACTGGGATGGCATGCAGGCATCCTTTACCCGCGATACGGCGGGCAGTGCGAAGACTGTCAGCGTGCTGACACCGCTCTTTGTTTACCCCTATACCACCTCTGACGTGCTGGGCTCGATGCCTGCTGGCGTACTGTATCCCGAGCACGACGAGGCCATTCTGATCCTGACCTGCGGGCGTAACAACACAACCAGCGTCAGCGAAGTGGTGAATAACGTCAAAAATATCGTCAGTTACCTGAAGCCGGTTGGTGCGCTGCCGTGTATCTGCCCTCAGTTTACACGCGGTGATGAAACCCGAGGCTCTGCTGGCTATCAGCGTATTCATGCCATTAACGCAGGGCTCAAAGAGGCTTTGCCGGAGTTCTACTGTGAAATTGATGGCGTTGATCTGCTGCAGAACTTCAAAAACCACTACAACCCGGCGAATGCAACCGATGTGCAGAATATCGCCGACGACACCACACCTGCTTCCCTGAAATACGACACGCTGCATCCGTCACAGACGCTGATGAGTGGCGCGCTGTACGTCGGGGCAGAAGTTAACGCAAATTTCGTTTGCCAGTTTCTCAAACATAAAGGATGGGTTAAATAATGGGTAAGGTCGAACAGAGTACCGACTGGGTGAATGACACCGGGTCAAAATTATATTATTTCCCGTCCATCAATGCCGGTACGCTGGGAATGATCGATGTGAAACATAACTGGGCAGGAGGGGCGAAGAACCTGGCTCCCGGTGCCCAGCTCAAAAATCTGTGCTTTCTGGATGACCCGGCCAGCGTGGGTTCGGTAGCCCTGAACTTTGACAGCACTACCGGTGGGCTGATTTTCGATAAAACGTCGCGCCAGTACCTGCGCCTGCCTGCGGGGTTTATTCCGACAGCGTCCATGAAAGACTACATGCATACGTTCTGGCTGAAAATCGATCCGGCGAATGCTGGCGCGGATGGTTTCAGTAATGTCTGGGTGGGGATTGGGGCAACCAGTTACGCCACTACCGCTAACCGGCTGATTCAGGTCTATCCGACCATCACGGCTGGGGTGATCACGGCTCTGACGGTGTGCGTGCGTGGCATTAACTACAGCATTAAGGATTACATCGGCAGTCTGGCCGACGGCAATCTGCACTGCCTGAGCGTCCGCTATCAGGAGTCGGCTGATGGCACGCAGCAAAAGGGACTGGTTTATCTGGATGGCGCTCTTGCTTATGAGGGGGTCTGGACGGGGAAAATCGCTTATCCGGCGGCGGCTGTTAACCTGAATGGCATCGGATCAAACCTGGCGGACACCACACCCTTTGCAGGTCGGTTTTACCGTGCGCGAATCGACGATCTGACGCTGGTCAGCAAAACTGCGCTGCAGGTCATCGCGGAGGAGATGGTGGCAGTGGCGGGAAGGTTTAGTTAAAAAATATCCCCCGGAGGCACGCCGGGGGAAAAGCGATGAATGACATTATTGCTGTGTGCGTCTTTGCGCATGGAGTATCTTCTAAGAAAATTCCTGGTATTTCCAGTTATTTTTATTATTTCAGAATAATATCATGTAGATAAGCCACGTTTTGAGTAATAAGCTTTTAACGCAGCATATACCTGATTGATCTCAGCTGTTGAGAGCATACGGCTGTAAATCGCGGCTGCGTACAAATTACCCTGCGAGCTCTCTGCGGCGTTGTAATGCGAACCCAGCAGGATATTACCTGCCTTTCCATAAACACCATTTGCTGGCAGAGGCGCTTGGGCATTTTTATTATTCGTCAGATCATAAAGGCTGGATGTTTTTGCTGTCTGACTGAATGCCGATGCTATGGCACGGAGCCTGATATTATCAACACCCGACGATACCCCATACGACAGGTTCTGTCGGGTGATGAAACCATCAGTGGAATAACTCAGCGACAGCGTTGGGTTTCGCGTGGTGGCGCTCTGACGCATAAAGGATTGTGACGTGAAACTCCCTCCATTTGTAATCGGCGAACCTGTAGTGGACCAGGTCGGGAAATTACCATCCGCGCCGGTTGGCTCTGCCACTGTAATAATGGTCATTTCATCAGTCAGTTTTATCCCGGTATTGATGAAATTAAGCAGGTTGGTCAGCAGGAAGCTTTGTCCGTTGGTGTTAAAGAGCGGACTCCCGTTCTTTGCAGGAGTCGGCTTGTTGGGGATAAGGTTGCGTGTCTGCGAGTCTTCGCTGTTAAAAAAATTGAAGTACTCCACGCCTGCAGTTACCGGAGGTAAATATCCGGTCGCCACCGCAGAAAAATCGACATCTTTCTGAATTGCCAGGCTCATTTATTCATCCTTAGTGAAGGTCATGGAAAAGGCAATAGACCAGTTTTCCATCGGATAGGGTTTGCCGATCAGCTCCGGAATATTCTCTTCCGGCCACTGGGTGAACTGCGGATCATATTCGTACACTTCATCCGGTACGTAATTATCAGAATCGGTTACCATACCCTGCCCATACTGGGGGCGTGTTGCATAGGCCACCCGGACTTTCCCCTGCGGCTCTGTATCGCATGTCAGGCGAATAACCGTGTCGGCTGCAACAGCAACGCTGGTGATATTCAGTTCTGTCCCTATACCAGACGGATCGGCATCAATCCTATGCCAGGCGCGAAATCCGCAATTAGTGATGGGGGTTCTGGTTCCGTTCCTGAACGGGCTGGTAAATTTTAAAGGTGGATGATCGACGTAGTAACTCAACAGAAAATCTGAACCTGCACAGGTAATACCCGTGGGAGCGAGTGGCTGGAATGGACGCCGCTGATTCAGTACACGATCTTTTGCTTTGGCAAAATAACAACCCAGCCAGCGACTGCCGTTCGTCATCAGATGGCCGCCTTTATCCGGCAACTGATAGTCCGGCCCAATGAGGAAACAGTTTGGTGTTTCCTGACAAAACTCCCATTGCGCCATTCCCACCCAAAGCTCGACAGCGTTCACCGGCTGCGTGGCCGGATTAGGACTGTAGGTGTATCCCGTCTGAGAAATAAACCAGGCTGGATTGTCTTTCTGGCCGGTGATCCCACGAATGGTATTATTGATTTTGTTGTAGAGTTGCCCCAGTTGCGATTTATATGTGGCTTTAGGCGTTCCGTCATCATAGTCGCGTTGTCCCTGAACGAAATCGACCCCGGTAACCGAATAGGTTTTCCCTTCGCTGTCAGCCAGGGCCTTTGCCTTCGTTACGCATTCAACGACACGATTAAAATATTTGGTATCGTCCATCAGGCTGGCAATTGACTGGCCGGACACGCCGACCGTGGAGGCGACAAACAGTCGACCAGGGTCAGCACTCAGACAGTGCGCCTCAAGGAAGTGTCGTCTGAATCCGTTCACCGCGCCAACGATCGGGCTCTCCCCTTCATTAACCGCGCTTCGAGCCAGCGCGAGTTGCTCCGCATCGGACAGAATGGCGCTGCCAGAGACTGACTGTACAACTGCCCGCAGAGGTTGCCACGCATTTACGCCCAGGGGAGCAAACGCATTGTTCGTCGTGCTCGCCGGACGAACAGACTGCCCCAGCATCAGCGAATCATATTTAGGCGTTTTGCTGACAACCGGCCAGCTCATATACCCCATACCCAGGCTCTGACACTCCATCAAAAAATGGTTATACGCTTCAGTCGGAAATTTCAGCCGTGTCAGTACGCGCCGGGAAACTTCCGCCGCGTAAGCTTTATTTTTCAAATCCAGAATGCTGACTTCGTCAACAGATGAAGAACCGCCGCCTGAATCTCCCAACAGATAGCGTCCGAAATTATCCAGCACATCGATATAGAATCCCTCGGGGTCCTGAAACCGTAACCCAACATCATTGGTAAACAGGATTTTGATATTTCCCGCCAGAATATTGTCTGTCCCGAGGTAGGCAGCCCGTGATCCAAATCCCCCCTGATCATCCACTCCCCATGAAATCCAGCCCGCAGAGTCTTTCAGTGCCAGCCAAAACCCTGGTACATCTCCGGTAACAATCGAATCCTGCAACTGGCGCGAAAGTGCGTCCACGGCATCCTGAGAAGGCATCCGACGTCCGGTAGCCGTCAGAACCCCATTTATGTTTTTGTACTCATCCGCAAGGGCAGCGCTGTCCGTAGTTCTAACCCATGTCACGGAGCCATCTGGTATTTTTCCAGCAGCTACTGCAGCCTGAGCATCAGAGAGGGTATTAAATGGGAGCCCGATAGCAGTAATGCTGTTCTGCGCATCAGTGACAGCAGCAAGCATCATCGTCACGATCTGGCGCCAGGTGTCCAGCGGTTGCCCGGCACGGTCGGTAACGGTGCCCGCTGGCCCATTGACCAGCTTATCCAGGCGCTCGGCGTTATCGAGCAACACAGCGGGAGACGTGCTCCCCAGCTCCGGGTTAAAGGCCATGTTTTTTGCTCCAAAAAAGGCGTTCGCCCAAACGAGGGTTTGAGCGAATGGCCGCAGCTTTTTACAATCAGCTATTTCAAGGAGTTAGATAGTGCTGATTGGCTATGCGAGGGTATCGACCGGGGATCAAAACCTCGATTTACAGAAAAAGGCACTGTTGCAAATAGTCGGTGGTGATAAACTTATCATCCCCTTTTGCTGATGGAGCTGCACATGAACCCATTCAAAGGCCGGCATTTTCAGCGTGACATCATTCTGTGGGCCGTACGCTGGTACTGCAAATACGGCATCAGTTACCGTGAGCTGCAGGAGATGCTGGCTGAACGCGGAGTGAATGTCGATCACTCCACGATTTACCGCTGGGTTCAGCGTTATGCGCCTGAAATGGAAAAACGGCTGCGCTGGTACTGGCGTAACCCTTCCGATCTTTGCCCGTGGCACATGGATGAAACCTACGTGAAGGTCAATGGCCGCTGGGCGTATCTGTACCGGGCCGTCGACAGCCGGGGCCGCACTGTCGATTTTTATCTCTCCTCCCGTCGTAACAGCAAAGCTGCATACCGGTTTCTGGGTAAAATCCTCAACAACGTGAAGAAGTGGCAGATCCCGCGATTCATCAACACGGATAAAGCGCCCGCCTATGGTCGCGCGCTTGCTCTGCTCAAACGCGAAGGCCGGTGCCCGTCTGACGTTGAACACCGACAGATTAAGTACCGGAACAACGTGATTGAATGCGATCATGGCAAACTGAAACGGATAATCGGCGCCACGCTGGGATTTAAATCCATGAAGACGGCTTACGCCACCATCAAAGGTATTGAGGTGATGCGTGCACTACGCAAAGGCCAGGCCTCAGCATTTTATTATGGTGATCCCCTGGGCGAAATGCGCCTGGTAAGCAGAGTTTTTGAAATGTAA